GTGCGCGGGGGTGTTTTTATCTCCAGAGGAGGTAATCAGAATGGCAAATTATACACAGTACTATCCCTGCACCAGTGGGAGCCGGAGGACAGCTTCCTCCGCACGGACTTCAACGGAGATCTTTCGGCCATTGACGCCGCGCTGCTGGGGCTTGAGCGGGACAAATGCCGCGCAGCCATCGGGCGGTACACAGGGGATGGGGAGCTGAGCTACACGGTATCGCTGGGCGCAAGACCCAAGCTGGCTGTGGTGGACAACACTTCATCCTTTTCCTCCGGCTATGAGCTGGGGCTGGATGGAATGAATGAGCGGAGCGTGATTATTACGGAAGATGGGTTCCGGGTGAACGGTTCTCCCCACGGCCTGAACCAGGAGGGGACGCTGTACCGCTATTATGCGTTCCTGTAGACAAAGAAAACCCCCGGGCCCAAAGGCCCGGGGGTTTTGCGTATCCTTACTGGAAGGTCACGCCGGTGGTATCAATGGTAACGGTGTAGCTGGGAGTAGCAACACTGCCGCCGCTTTTCTTGACCGTGTAGTGGTCAGCATCAACGGTGAACGCGCCAGTGGAGCTCTCAAACACCTCAAGGGTGATGGGCTCGCCGTCGTCGCAGACCAGCAGGGTATACTCGATGGCAGTACCGGCCGGAGTGACGTTGGCGGCACCGGCTTTCACAAAGCTGTCGCCATGCTTCCAGGCAGTGGGGACATCCTCACCGCCCTCGGTGGCGCAGGTGATCAGGGCATTGTTGGTCTGACGGACCGCACGATAGGTAGTGCTCGGATCCACAGGCAGGGTGATGGTGAGGGTGGTGAGCTTCATACCATTCTGGGGCGTGATTCCGTTGAACAGGCCACCGCCCAGGGAACCGTTGGCCAGACCGGTGCTGGTATCCTTCACATCCTCAGCCACGGGGCCGACTGTGGTGTCGCCCACGGTGTCAACCACAACGTCCTGCACCTCGTCGGTGACAGTGTAGCTCATGGCATAGAAGGTGGTCTCACTGTTGCCGCGCTTCACGTCGACCTTAGTGATACCCTGGCTGCTGCTATAGACCTTGACAACCTCATAGCCCAGCTTTTCGAAGGAGTCGACCAGCAGATCCTCCATGTCCATAACAGTGGCATCCTCCGCGTTCAGGAACGCGAAATGATACTTGTTGGGGCCGCTGGTGAAGATCTTGACGCCCAGCTTATCGTTGGAGGGCTTGCCGGGCTTGTTGTTGCCGGTGGGGTCCTCAGTCAGGTAGCTCTTCACGATGAAGGCGGCCTTCACGACGTTGTCATCGTCGTACACCACATAGCCGTACTGGCCGTCCTGGAAGGTGGTGCCGGTCGCGGTCTCGTCGTCCACGTCGGTATTGTCGATGTCGTAGATCAGCTCGTCATTCTTGTTGGCCAGACGGACAGGGCTCTGCAGCTTGGTCATGTCGAGCCACTCGTTATCCTTGCCGGGATTCTGGATGGCGTTGTTGGTGGTAGCGTCGGTATAGACGTTGACATAGCGGCTGCTGGTGACTTTCACGTAGCCCTTAGCCACGGTGCCAGCGGCGGGATTGTTGAAGGAAGCCAGGTTCTTGGAGTCCATGTCCATGGTCTGGACGATACCGTCGGTATTGCTCAGGACGGAGCGCAGATTGTCCTCGGACTTGACCTCTTCCATGGTGCCGTCCTCGTGGATGACGGTGTAATAGAAGTAGTCGTTGTAAACGTCGAACTCGGGCATCACGAAGACATAGTCCTCGTTGCCGAACTTGGCCTGAGAGGTGTAGAGCACAACCACATTGGCCACGTCGCTCTTATACAGGTCCACAACGCTGACCTTGACCTCGCCGTTGGCGGTGCCGCTATCGTTCGTGCCAGCGTCGATGATCTTCTTGCCAGTCTCGGCCAGAACGCCGTTCTTGTCGATCAGCTTGGCCATGTTGTCATAGCCCACAGCCACGGAGCCGTCCTTGCCGTTGTAGTAGTACACGATGGTGTCGGCGTCAATGCCATAGGTGCCGACGGGATCGCCGCCCTTGCTGGCGCTGGTGTCGATTTCAACATCGCCCTTGGAGACATTGGCATCCAGGGTCTCGTGGCCGGCCTGGAAGAACTTTCCGTCGCTGTAGTCGCTGCCGGCGTGAGAGCCGTCAACCACCTTGCCGACATCCAGAGCGGGCAGGTCAATGGTCATCTTGTCGTCATCGTTGATGCTGTAGGCAATCAGGTTGCCGGCGGCGGCACCAGCGGCGGGGTACACACCAGCGCTGCCAGCACGGCCATCATCGGTGCCCAGGAAGGTCTTGAGCTGCTCGGTGGCCTGCTCGGTCGTCTCATTGGCGTCCTTCCAGTTCTTCACGGAGGCGCTCCAGTTCAACTGGTAGGTCTTCTCAGTGCCGTCGGGCAGCAGAACCTTGACCTGAGCGTCGGTGTTCAGCATGTTGGTGGAAAATGCGGAGTCCAGAACCAGAGCGTAGTTCTTGGCGGCCGCCTCAACCTCCTCGAAGGCGATCACGTTGCCGTAGTCGTCCAGGTAGAAGTTGTAGGAGGTCTCAAACTGCACGCCATTGGCCTTGTCACATTCGGTCACGTCGAACTTGACGACCTCGGTGCGGGCGTTGGTCTCCAGCTCATCGGCCTTGTACTTCTCGCCGCCGACGGTCATGTACTTCTCGGTGCCCTTCACGTTGAAGTGCTCCATCTCGCCAGTGACAACCTCGGGCTTCTCCAGGTAGGTGCGGCCGCCGTACTGGACGTACAGGACCACGTCCTCCTTGGCCATGTCCTCGTAGCCCACGACATCCTTATTGTCCAGGGTGCCCAGGGTGCGGACGGTCACGGTCTCCTTCTTGGAGTTGACGGAGGTGATGTCGGCCAGAGCCTTCTCCACGGACAGGACGTAATCAACCTCACCGTCGCCGTTGTTGTCGATGATGGTCAGGGTAGCGCCCTTCACGTTGGCGGTCTTGTCGCCATACTTCTCGGTGGTGTTGGGGATGTACTTGCCGGAGTTGTAGTTCCAGAAATACTTGGCGTCCTTGTCGGTCAGGCCGTTCTCGCCCAGCAGCTTGTCATAGTCCACCTGGGGGTCCTTCGCGCCGCTGTAGAGCACGGTCTCGCCGGTGGTGACGACAGTGTTCACGTCGGAGACCACGGGGTCGCCGTACACGGTGGAGTCAGCCAGGATAGTGGTCTTCTTGATATACAGGTTGACGGTCTTGCCCAGCATGTCAACGGGAGTGCTGACATTGAAGGTCTGGGTCTTGAGGGAGGCGTCCTCCTTGCTCACGGTGGTGTTGCCGGTGGTGGAGAAGATGCCCTCGCCGTTGTAGATGGTGGTCTTGCCCTCCTTCAGGGCGGCGTCGCCGTCATCGGAAGCCAGGGAAGCCCACTCGTTGGCCACAACAACGCCCTGCACCTTGATCACGCCGTACTTGTCGGCCAGGATGGTGCGGTGGTCGCTGTAAGCGATGGGGTAGTTGTTGGTGGTGTAGCTCTGGATCATCTCCACGTCCAGGGCGTTGTAGATCAGCAGGGCCGCGTCATCCCGGTTCAGGGGAGCGGACAGATCCTTGGTGAAGCCCTCGAAGATGCCCTGCTCGTCGGCGCGGACGGACACGTTGATGGCCCAGTCGGCACCCTCAAAGCCCTCGATAGCGGGGTCGTAGCCCACGGCCACCAGCAGCATCTTGGCCGCCTCCAGGGCGGTCACGGTGGCGGAGGGGTCAAACTTGCCGTTGCCGCGGCCGGCGATGATGCCGGTGGTGTAGCAGTAGTTGATGTGACCCTTGGCCCAGTTGGTGTTCACGTCCACCAGGCCGGAGTTGACGCTCTGGTACAGAGCGCTGTTGTCCACGCCCTTGTTCATGATGACGGAGAGCATCTTCGCCATCTGAGCGCGGTCAACATTTTCGGTAGGACCATAGGAGCCGTCGGGCTTGCCCTCGATGATGCCGAGGGAAACCAGCATGGAAACGGCATCCTTGTTTACAATCTCGTCCTTATCGGTGAGATTGTTGTAGCTCGCAGCGGAGGCGGAGACGACCATCATGCCGATGAGCATGATCGCCGCCAGAGCCAGGCTGAGAGCCCGCTTGAGGTTTCTCATTTGGATTTCCTCCTTCTGAATTTTGAGCCAGAGGGGCGTATGACGCCCCTTGCAAAGGAGTAATTGGTACAAATATCTGCTGGTTTTCACATAGATAACTCGGTAACGGCATGAAAAGATTTATTTGGTAGGCATTTGGTAGACAATGCGGGAGCGGGAAAAGTGAAAACGCCTTGGAACCCAAAGGGTTCCAAGGCGTTTCTGGTAGACTTTTGGTAGACAAAAAGTAAAAACACAAAAGAAAGGTGGACGGAAATGGGCCACTTTTTCGGGGATGCGGAGTGGAGGTGAGGAGGGAAACGCGTGAAGAACGAGCGGGCACGGCTGCTGCGGAGGATGGAGCGGCTGGCAGGTTGCAGAGTAAATGACGCGGTAAAGCTGGCGTTCCTGGACGGAGAACAGCTGAGGGAAATCGACGGGCTGGATCTCGAAGCGCTGAAGGAGTTCAAGCGCAGCGGAAACGGCGCGGTGGAGCTGAAGCTGGTGGATCGGGCGGCCGTGCTGGAGCGGCTGGTGGAGCTGTCCGGCGACCGGGAGGACGGGGCGGAGGAGTTTTTCCGGGCACTGCGGGAGAGCGCCGATGCGGTTTAGGGCCTTTTCCCGGCAGCAGAGGCGGGCGCTCACCTGGTGGTGCTCCGCCGAGGGGCAAAGCCGGGAGGCGGTTATCTGCGATGGAGCGGTACGCAGCGGAAAGACCCTGTGCATGGGGCTGTCCTTCTTCCTGTGGGCCACGGCCTGCTTCGACGGCATGGCCTTCGGGCTGTGCGGCAAAACCATCACGGCGCTGCGGCGCAATCTGCTGCGGGAGGTGCTGCCCGCGCTGGGGGAGCTGGGGTTCCAGTGGAGGGAGCAGGCATCCCAAAACCGGCTGACGGTGCGGCTGGGTGGGAAGGAGAACACCTTCTACCTCTTTGGCGGCAGAGACGAGGGCAGCGCGGCCCTGATTCAGGGCATCACGCTGGCGGGGGTTCTGCTGGATGAGGCGGCCCTCATGCCCCGCTCCTTTGTGGAGCAGGCCTGCGCCCGGTGCTCCGTGCCGGGGAGCCGGATGTGGTTCTCCTGCAACCCGGAGCACCCGGAGCACTGGTTTTACAAGGAGTGGATTTTGAAGGCGGAGGAGCGGCGGGCGCTCTACCTCCACTTCACCATGGAGGATAACCCGGCGCTGACGCCTCAGGTGCGGGAGCGGTACGCGCGCAGCTTCAGCGGCGCCTTCTACCGGCGGTTTGTGCTGGGGGAGTGGGTGGCCGCCCAGGGGCGGGTATACGACTTCTTCGACGAGAGCTGGGCGAGGCCCGTCCCGGTGGGCGGCATGGAGCGGTGGTGCATCTCCTGCGACTACGGTACGGTAAATCCCACGTCCCTGGGGCTGTGGGGGCTGCGGGACGGAGTGTGGTACCGGGTGGCGGAGTCCTACTATGACGCCCGGGCCGAGGGCCGGCAGAGAACCGACGGAGAGCACGCCGACGCCCTGGAGCGGCTGGCGGGGGGACGGCCCATCTGGAAGGTGGTGGCCGACCCGTCGGCGGCCAGCTTCATCGAGACCCTGCGCCGGCGGGGATGGCGGGTGGAAAAGGCCGACAACGACGTGCTGGCCGGTATCCGAACCACCGCCGAACTGCTGCGGCGGGGGAGGCTGGTGATCTGCCAGGGCTGCGCCGACGCCCTCCGGGAGTTTGCCCTCTACTGCTGGGATGAGAAGGCCGGGGGCGACCGGGTGAAAAAGGCCAACGACCACGCCATGGACGACATCCGCTACTTCGCCGCCAGCGTTGCGGCGGGAGAGCGGGGGTATGTCGGAGGCCTGTGTGTGGAGCGGGGGCGGTTTTAGCGCGGAGCGCGCCGCGGCAGAGGATGGGAGGAGAGCATGGGTATATTTGCAAGGAAAAGAGAGAATGGGGCCGGGGCGGCGGTACAGCTCCGGGAGGGGGGACGGCACCCCTTCGGCGTGCTGGACGGGTATGTGCCGCTGAGCCAGGGGGAAATGGAGCTCTACCGGAGCATCCGGGAGGCCGTCCCCATTGTGGACGCCGCCCTGCGCAAGCTGGTGCGGCTGGCGGGCGGGGTCAAGGTGTCCTGCCGGGAGAGCGCTGCCCAGGAGGGGCTGGACTGGTTCCTCCAGCATGTGAACACCGGGCGCGGACAGCGGGGTATCCAGTCCTTCCTGGACGGCTACCTGGACTCCATGCTCACCTTCGGCCGGGCGGTGGGGGAGATCGTCCCCGACCGGCGGGGCCGGGAGATCGCGGCGGTGCTGTGCGGCAACCCGGCGGACGTGGAGATTGGGGAGGGGGAGTCGCCGCTGGAGTTTACCCTGTGGGGAAGGAGTGGGGACGGGCAGCTCCGGGAGCTGCCCCGGCAGGAGCTGCTGCTCTTTACCCCCTTTCAGCCGGAGGTGGGCAGCCCCTACGGCGTGAGTCTGCTGCGGTCCATGCCCTTCCTGACCGGAATCCTGCTGAACATCTATCAGGCGGTGGGGATGAACTGGGAGCGGATGGGCAACGTGCGCTTCGCGGTGGTCTACAAGCCGGGGGACGCGCCCCTGGAGCAGTCCATGGCCCAGGAGCGCAGCCGCCAGATCGCCCGGGAGTGGTCCGCAGCCATGGAGGCGGGGCGGGACGGCCGGGTGCGCGATTTTGTCGCCGTGGGCGATGTGGACATCAAGGTGATCGGAGCGGACAACCAGGTGCTGGACAGCGAGGTGCCGGTGCGGCAGATTCTGGAACAGCTCGTGGCCCGGACGGGCATACCGCCCTTCCTGTTGGGATTGAGCTGGTCGTCCACCGAGCGGATGAGCACACAACAGGCCGACATGATGACCAGCGAGCTCACCGCCATCCGGCGGGGGCTGGAGCCTGTGGTGGAGCGTATCTGCGAGCTGTGGCTGGCCCTCCACGGGTACGACCGGAGGGTGGCGGTGGATTGGGAGGACATCAACCTCCAGGATCTGGTCGAGGAGGCCCGCGCAGAACTGTACCGTGAGCAGGCGGAGGAGCTGCGATTGGCGCGAGAGGGCAAAGAGGGCTGAAGGGTGCCGGCGCGGGCAGAGGAGACCAGATCGGGGTCCCCGGGAAAGTGCGGAGCACTTTTCTGGGGAGAGGAGACGCAGCGGAAGGAGAGAGCCGCGCCGCAAGCGGCGCGGCGAGGGATCTGGAGCGTGTGGCGACGAGGTCGAGGAGGCCCGGGCGGAACTGTACCGTGAGCAGGCGGAGGAGCTGCGATTGGCGCGAGAGGGCAAAGAGGGCTGAAGGGTGTCGGCGCGGGCAGAGGAGACCAGATCGGGGCCCCCGGGAAAGTGCGGAGCACTTTTCTGGGGAGAGGAGACGCAGCGGAAGGAGAAAGCCGCGCCGCAAGCGGCGCGGCGAGGGATCTGGAGCGTGTGGCGACGAGGTCGAGGAGGCCCGCGCGGAGTTGTACCGAGAGCAAGCGGAGGAGCTGCGATTGGCGCGAGAGGGCAAAGAGGGCTGAAGAGTGTCGGCGCGGGCAGAGGAGACCAGATCGGGGCCCCCGGGAAAGTGCGGAGCACTTTTCTGGGGAGAGGAGACGCAGCGGAAGGAGAGAGCCGCGCCGCAAGCGGCGCGGCGAGGGATCTGGAGCGTGTGGCGACGAGGTCGAGGAGGCCCGCGCGGAGCTGTACCGAGAGCAGGCGGGGGAGCTGCGATTGGCGCGAGAGGGCAAAGAGGGCTGAAGAGTGCCGGCGCGGGCAGAGGAGACCAGATCGGGGTCCCCGGGAAAGTGCGGAGCACTTTTCTGGGGAGAGGAGACGCAGCGGAAGGAGAGAGCCGCGCCGCAAGCGGCGCGGCGAGGGATCTGGAGCGTGTGGCGACGAGGTCGAGGAGGCCCGGGCCGAACTGTACCGTGAGCAGGCGGAGGAGCTGCGATTGACGCGAGAGGGCAAAGAGGGCTGAAGGGTGCCGGCGCGGGCAGAGGAGACCAGATCGGGGGCACCGGGAAAGAGCGGCGCGTCAGGGATGCCGCGCCCTACGGAGGGAGAGGGGCGGCGCGTCGGGGTATAGGGCGCAGAGTAAGATGAGGGGAGCGATGGGATGAACGTAAACAAGGAGGCGGGCGTGGACTGCGGGCTGGAGGTCAGCCTGGAGGAGCTAAAAGCGATCAACGCCATGAGCAAAAAGAAGCTGCGGCCTGAGGAGGTATACGCCTTCGCGGTGCGGCTGTGCGACAACGAGATCGACCGGGACAACGAGCGGTTCCCGGCCGCTACCCTGGAGGAGCTGGCCCCCCTGTTTGTGGGCAGGAGCGGTCTGTTTGACCACCAGTGGAGCACCCGGAACCAGGCGGCCCGCATCTACCGGACCGAGGTGGTGCGGGAGAGCTGGATGACGGAGGCGGGCGAGCCCTACTGCTATCTGAAGGGCTGCGCCTACCTCCTGCGCACCGAGGGAAACCGGGAGCTGATCGCCGCCATCGAGGGGGGGATCAAGAAGGAGGTCAGCGTGGGCTGCGCGGTGGAGCGGTCGGTGTGCTCCATCTGCGGCGAGGAGTTCCACACCTGCCCCCACGAGAAGGGGGCGGAGTACGGCGGCAGGCGCTGCTGGGCCGAGCTGGTGAGGGCCACCGACGCCTATGAGTGGTCCTTCGTGGCAGTGCCCGCCCAGAGAAACGCGGGGGTGATGAAGCACATGCGGATGGAGCAGGAGGCCGCCCTGGGGCGGAAATACCTGGAGAGCCTGCGCGGGGAGGTGGTCCGCCTGGGCGGCCTGGCCGGGCTGGGGCTGGAGCACGCCGTGCTCCGGGGCATCGCGGACAAGCTGGGCTATGACGAGCTGCTGGCCCTCAAGGGCGCGCTGGAGCGGCAGGCCGAGCGGGTGTTCCCGGTGGAGACCCAGCTGCGGTATGGCGGCGGGCGGGAGAACGGCGGAGAGCGGGACGGGGCATTTTTGATCTGAGCGGCCCCATGCGCAGAGAGGACAGAGGAGAAAGGAGAGGCAGCATGAGTAGGATTTCGTTTGAGGGGATTGGAGAGGTGGCGGCCACCTTTGCCTGCGGCGAAGGGGTGAAGGCGGGACAGGTGGTGAAGCTCACCGGGGACGGCACCGTGGGCCCCTGCGGCGACGGCGAGCGCTTTTGCGGCGTGGCCCTGAGCGCCGGGGAGGGCTTCGCGGCGGTACAGCTGGGCGGGCTGATCCGGGTGGCCGCCAGCGGCGGCGCGCTCACCGAGGGGTGGAACCGGCTGCTGGCCGACGGCTCCGGCGGCGTCCGGCCGGACAGCGCCGAGACGCCCACCGGCGGCGAATATCTGGTGGTGCGGGCGGAGAGCGGCGGCGCTGTCATCCGCCTGTGAGAAAGGGAGGAATGGAACTATGGGATATCGGTTTGACAACCTGAGACTGGAAAAGGGCATGTATAACGAGGCGGGCCGCTCCTTCACCCAAGTGCTGGAGCGGGAGGACCCCTCGGAGCAGTATAAGGGCACGGCGCTGGAGGGGCTGGACGCCTATCAGCGGCAGCTCAAGCGCTTTGACATTAAGGTGAAGGGCGCGGGCAGCGACGCGGTGGAGAAGTTCTTTGCCACCAGCCAGTCCGCCGTCCTCTTCCCCGAGTACATCGCCCGCTCCGTGCGGCAGGGCATGGAGGAGGCCAACCTCCTGCCTCACATCACCGCCGCCGTCACCCGGTTTGACGGCATGGACTACCGCTCCATCGCCTCGGTGCCCGACGACGACCAGAAGGCCCTGCGCTGGGTGGAGGAGGGCGCCTCCATCCCACAGACCCAGGTGAAAACCCAGGAGAATCTGGTGAAGCTCCACAAGCGGGGGCGGATGCTGGTGGCCTCCTACGAGGCCATCCGCTATCAGAAGCTGGATCTGTTCTCCGTGACCCTGCGGCAGATCGGCGCCCACATCAACCGGATGCACCTGGAGGACGCCATCGAGGTGCTTCTCAACGGCGACGGCAACGACAACCCCGCCGGGGCCTTCACCGTGGGCACCGATCCCATCGGCGGCACCGCGGGCACCCTCACCTACGATGAGCTGGTGGACTTCTGGGGCCAGTTTGAGCCCTATGAGATGAACACCCTCCTGGTCAGCGGCGACATGATGCGCCAGATGCTCAAGATGGAGGAGTTCCAGAACCCCCTGACCGGCCTCAACTTCCAGGGCACCGGCAGGCTGGACACCCCTTTGGGCGCAGCTCTGCTGCGCACCTCCGCCCTGGGCGGCGGCACCCTCATCGGCCTGGACCGCCGCTACGCCCTGGAGATGGTGCAGGGCTCCGACGTGCTGGTGGAGTACGACAAGCTCATCGACCGGCAGCTGGAGCGGGCCGCCATCACCAGCATCTCCGGCTTCGCCAAGCTCTTCACCGGCGCGGCCAAGGTGCTGAAGCTGAAATGACGGAGCAGATTATGGACATGGCCCGCAGCCTGGGGCATATGGACGGGGGACAGGAGGAGGCGCTGGAGGCCCTGTGCCGTGCGGCTCAGGCGGAGCTGGCCGGGCGGCTGCGGCCAGAGGTGCGGCCGGAGGACTGCGAAGACGCTTTTATCCTGGCCTGCGCCTGGCTGGCCCTGGCGGGGCTGGCCGCCGGGGAGACCGGCGGCGGGCGGTTCACCGCCGGGGAGGTCACTATCCAGGAGGGAGACGGGGCGGCCCGGGCGGCCGCCCTCCGCCTCCAGGCCGAGACGGTGCTGGGGCCCTGGCTGGCCGACCGGGGCTTCGCCTTTCAGGGGGTACCGGGATGACCGGGGCTTGGGGGCGGATTCTGGCGCAGTACGGGCAGAGCGTCACCCTGCGGCGGGGGGAGGAGGAGCGGGCCTACCGGGCGTTTCTCCAGCCGGTGCGGGAGCGACGGGAGGACTGGTACCAGGAGATGCCCACCCCGCTGGGGACGGTGCGGCGGGATCAGTGGCTCTACCTGGGGCCGCCAGAGCTCTCACTGGAGGAAACGAACGGCCTGTGCGTGGAGTGGAACGGGCTGCGCTTTGTGGTGCGGGCGGCCCAGCCCGTCTGCGTGGGGGAGGAGACGCTGTACTGGTGGGCCCTGCTGGCGGTGGAGGACGGAGAGGCGCAGACAGAGCAGACGTGAGGGGGAAAACACTTGGATTTTCAGGCGGTACGGGAGCAGATGGCGGCGTTCCTGAGACAGCAGGGGGTGGACGCGGTGTGCGCCTACCCGGAGGAGCGGCGGCGGCAACGGAGCGGGCCGGTGGCCGCCGTATCCCTGCGGGCCTGTCAGGGCGGGCCGGGCGGCTTTCGGGATTACCTGGGGGAGCGGTACGACGAGAGCACCGGCCGGTGGCAGGAGCTGTACGGCCGGAGGGCGGCCCTTACCTTCGGCCTGGATCTCTACGGGACGAGCGCGGCCGAGCTTCAAAAGGCCTACGACCGAATGGCGGAGGCCTTCCAGTGGGAGGGGCCGCCCGGGCTGGCGCTGCGGGAGCTCTCCTGCGGGGAGACGGAATTTGACCGGGCGGCCGGCCTCTACCGCAGGGCGGTGACGGCGGTGTGTCAGGGATACCTGTACGCCGTAGCCGACGAGGGCGGCACTTTCCTGGACTTTGTTGTGAGAGGAGAGGGACATCTATGAGCGTGACAAACCATGAGCGGCCGGGGGTATACTCCCGGTACGACGCATCCACGGTGGTGAAAGGCCGCGGCGGCGGCCGGTGCGTGGGACTGGCGGCCCTGTGCGGCAAGGGGACGGCGGGAACGCTCTACACCTTCAACCGCTATGAGGAGGCGGTGACCGCCTTCGGCGGAGAGGAAACGCTGACGGAGCTGGTGCGGCTGCTGTTCCTCAATGGCGCGGCCCAGGTCAAGGCGGTGCCGGTGGCCGAAGAGGCGGGCTACAAGGCGGCCTTTTCGGTGCTGGAAGCGGCGGAGGACATCGCAGTGGTGGTGTGCGACAGCGGCGAGCTGACCGTGCAGCAGGCCCTGCGGGACAGTGTGAAGGCCGCCTCTGAGGCGCGGCGGGAGCGCATCGCCGTGGTGGGCGGCAAGGCGGGGGAGAATGCCACAGCCCTGGTTCAGCGGGCCGAGGGGCTCAACAGCGAGCGGGTGGTGCTCACCGCCCCGGTGGGAGAGGGCGGCGGCGCGGCGGTGGCCGCGGCAGTGGCGGGAGCCATCGCCGGGGAGAGCGACCCGGCCATTCCCCTGGGCGGCGCGGAGCTGAAAGGCGTGGACGGGCTGGAGGCCCGGTATGGGGATACGGAGATCGACACCCTGGTGCGGGGCGGGGTCACCCCGGTGGAGCAGGCGGCCGGGGTGGTCAGCGTGGTGCGGGGCGTGACCACCCGCACCAAGACCGGAGAGGCGGCGGACGCCACCTGGCGGGAGCTGACCACCATCCGCATCGTGGACGACGTGATCCCCACCGTGCGCGACGCCCTGCGTGCCCGGTTCCGCCGGGCCAAGAACACCGAGCAGAGCCGGGGGGCCATCCGCTCCCAGGTGGTGTTGGAGCTGGAAAACAAGCTGGCGCGGGAGATCATTACCGGATACGGCGAGGTCTCCGTAGAGGCCGATGCGGACAACCCCACGGTGTGTCTGGTGGATTTTTCCTTTACCGTGGCCCATGGGCTCAACCAGATCTGGCTGAGCGCGCATATCACTGTGTGAGAATGGGGGAGGAAGGAACATGAAGGTTGCGGGATTTCCAACCAGCAGCGACATCTATCTGGAGGTGGACGGCAAAAAGGTGGCGGTGGTGCAGAGCTATACCGCCAAGTCCAGCCGTACCAGCCAGACCGTGGAGGCCTTCGGCGAGGACGAGCCGGTGGCCACCATACCGGGCCAACGTACCCACGTCATCGAACTGACCCGGCTGTACGCCACCGATGAGGCCATCCGGGATGGGCTGAACTTCCATGCGCTGGAGGACTTCAGCTTGGTCATCTGCAAGCCGGACCGGAAGATCATCTACTCCGGCTGCCAGTGGAGCTCCATCGGCGAGACAGGCGCGCTGGGGGCCATGGTGGTGGAGAAAATCACCATCGTAGCGGCCAGGCGGATTGAAACGGCGGTGTGATATGCTGGAGAGACGGGAACGGCTGAAGCTGGAGGACGGGAGGGAGTTGCGGCTTCTCTCCGCCCTGGAGGTGCTGGAGGCCCGCCGGGAGGCGGAGGGACTGGCCCGGGGGGAGGCGGAGGCTGCCCTGTGTGCCAACGCCTGCCTGCTGGCCAGGGCGCTGGAGCGGGGCGGACAGCCGGTGTTTGCGGACGGCGGGGCGGCGCTGGCGGGGCTGAGCGCCCGGGAGATCGGGGCGCTGGCGGGCCGGTGGGCCGCCTTTGACCGGGCGGAAAACCCCTCCCCCGAGGACGGGGAGGAGCGGCTGGAAGGGTTAAAAAAAGCCTGGAGCACGCGCCCTATGAGCGCCTTCGCTGGCGTGTGCTCCAACGCTTTGGCGCGCTTCCGACGGAGGAGCGGGCCAAACAGATGAAGGCGCGGGACTATCTCTGGTGCGCCCTCCACCTGGCGCTGGACCGGGAGGAGGAGCTGGCGCGGCTGTGTCCCGCCTGCCGAAGCGAGGCGGTGGAGGAGCGGTGTCCGGCCTGCGGCGCGCTCCGGACAGAGACGGCGGCGGGGCAGAACGCGGCCTTTGACGAGGCGCGGTTTGAACGCCTGAAACGGGGGGAGAGCGGTTGACGGACTATATCGCGGTATTGCTGGCACAGCAGGAGGAGCAGGAACAGGGCGAGGCCCCGGAGCTGGAGACCGGCCCCCTGACGGTATGGCTGGAGGAGAATACGCGGCCCGCAGAGGCCGCGGCAGCGCGGCGCGGAGTGGAGCAGGACGAGGCCGGCGCGTGTGCCGGACCGGGTGCGGTGATAGGGAACCGATATGCGCCGGAGGCCCCGGTCGGGGACTCCGGCGGACAGCCATCGGACCGGGGAGCGAAGCAGTGGGCAGACGGCCTCCAGACCGCTGGTGCGGTGGAGACGGCGGGAAAAACGGGGGAGCGGACGGCTCAACCGGCCCGGCCGGAGCACACCACAGAATACCGGAGCGGGCCAGGGGCGGCCTGGCTCGACGGTCTGGTGCGCAGGAGCATGGAGCGGGAGTGGAGCGGCGGAACGGAGAGGCGGGTGGTGACGGTGGAGCAGTACGGCGGAGCGGTGGGCACTCCGGCGGAGGCCGAGGCGCTGGACCGGCTGTTTCGCCGGGACGCCCGGCGGTATGATGGGGGGTTCCGGCTGCTGTGAGATTGGCTTCCATGCGGTACAAGGACTATGTATGGCCCCACAACCCGCGGGTTTACACCATTGAGTATAAACGGACCATGGGTGCGCGGAAGGTGCCCTTCGGGCGCTACCACCTCCAGGATCTGGGCCCCGCCCAGCGGGTCATGCGGGGCGAGGGGGAATTCGTGGGCGAAGGGGCCTACGGGGAGTTTAAGAAGCTGGCTACCGTATTCTACGCCGGGGGACCGGGGCTGCTGGTTCACCCGGTTTGGCAGACCTCCAACGCCTACTTTGTGGAGCTCTCACTCCGGCAGGAGCCCAGGGCGGACTATGTGGGGTATTCCTTTGCTTTCTGGGAGGGATACGACGGACACAGCACCGGCGTACAGGTGACCGGGGGCGGAGGAGAACCGGAGACAGGCCCGGCCGCCGGTACGGCGGGGGAGCGGCGGCACACGGTGCGCCGGGGGGAGACCCTGTGGGGGATCGCCCGGGATTACGGACTCAGCCTGACCGAGCTCATCGCCCTCAATCCCCAGATTAAAAATCCAAACCTGATTCTGGCAGGGGAGGAGGTGCGCCTGGCGTGATGCGGGGAGAACTGCTGTGCTGGGATGGGCGGCGCATCCGCCTGCCCGACGCGGTGGAGTGGCAGTTTCAATACGGCTGCGGCACGCCCTGCGACAGTTTTCAGCTCACCTGCCTGTGGGAGCCGGACAGCGGGAACGACCTGGCCGAGGCGGTGAGCTTTACGGCGGAGGAGAACGGGGAACGGCTCTTCACCGGCGTGGTGGACGAGTGCGAGCGGGGCTGGGACACCGCGGGGGGCACCCTTACCGTGGCGGGCCGGGGAATGGCCGCCCGCCTGCTGGACAACGAGGCGCTGGGGGCAGACTACCAGGTGGCCACTGTTGAGGATATCCTGCGGGACCACGTGGCCCCCTACGGCATTGAAACCGTGCGGGGGGCAGAGCTGCCGCCGGTGCCGGGCTTCTCGGTGGACGCGGGGAGCAGCGAGTGGCAGGTGGTCTATGAATTCTGCCGCTATTACGGGGGAATTGCCCCCCGGTTTGACCGGCTGGGGCGGCTGGTACTGGCCCCCTGGGAGGAGGGGCGGCGGCTGGTGCTGAGGGCGGACGCGGCGGTGACGAGCTTCCGCCTGCGGGAGCAGCGCTACGGGGTGCTCTCCGAGGTGCTGGTGCGGGACCGCACCACAGAGGAGGTTCAGCGGGTGGCGGACGAGGACTTCCTGCGCCGGGGCGGCCGGTGCCGCCGTGTGCTCACCATGCCGGGAAAGAGCAGCTATCAGGCCATGCGCTATTCCGGGGCGTATCAACTGGCCCGCGCCCGGGAAGAGCTGCGGCAGGCAGAGCTGGAGCTGCCGGAGGCCTTTGCCGCGTGGCCGGGGGAACTGGTGGAGCTCAACCTGGCCAAGGGGACGGGACGGGGCCTCTGGCGGGTACGGGAGAGCGTATGCGGCCTGAAGGCGGCGGGAACCTACACCCGGCTGACGCTGGGGGAGCCATAGCGGAGGAGTGGTTTTATGTGGATTTCGGAGCAGGGGCGGAGAAGGGCAGAGCCGGACGGAACAGCACTGGTGGGCCGGGTCACCTTGCCCGGCGACCCGGCTGGGGTGTATCTGGCCGGAGAGCGGCGGGAGCTGCCTGTGTTTGGCCCGGGCGGCTATGTGTGGCGGCCGGAGGAGGGCGAGCAGGTGCTGGTGCTCAAGACCGGTCAGGCGGGAGAGGCCCCCTGTGTGGCCGGCCAGGCCTGCGGGCGGGACTGGAACCTGGCGGCGGGCGAGGTGCTCATCTACAGCGGTTCGGCCTCCATTCGCATCGGCGGCGGGGGTATCCGGCTGACCGGAGATGTGCTGGTCAACGGCAAGCCGGTGCTTACAGGGGAGGGCTGAGCGTGGAACTAATGGTGCGGAACGGCGACTACGTCAGCGACGGCGCGGGTGGCTTCCTGCGGGCGGAAGGGACGGACGAGCTGCTGCAGCGGGTGCTGTGGAAGCTGTCCATCCCGCGGGGGAGCTTTCCACTGCTGCCTGCGCTGGGCAGTGAGCTCCACCGGCTCGGCCGGGCCAAGCCCACTGAGCGGGCCGGACTGGCCCGGCAGTATGTGGCCCAGGCACTCTCCGATGAGGCGGAGCTGTCGGTGGCCGGGGTAGAGCTGTCGGCCGGGGGAGAACTGACGGTCGAGCTGGACTGGCGGGGCGAGGCACTCCGCCTGATACTCGGGACGGGAGGCGTATGAGGGGATGACGGTGGAGGAGCTCTACGGGCAGATGGTGGACACCTTTCAGCGGGAGACGGGGCTGGCGCTGGCCGGGGACGGAGACATGGCGGTGCGGCTTTACGCCGTGGCGGCCCAGCTCTACGCCCTGTATGTGCAGGCTGACTGGGTAGGACGGCAGTGCTTCCCCCAGACGGCCCAGGGGGACTACCTGGACAAGCATGCTCAACTGCGGGGGCTGGAGCGCCGGGCGGCCACAGCGGCGGTCGGGGTGCTCTCCTTTGAGACGGACCATCCGCCGGAGGCCGATCTGAGCATCCCGGAGGGGACGGTATGCATGACGGCGGCCCAGGTGCGCTTTGGGACCACCGAGGCAGGCGTTTTAAAGGCGGGGCAGACCTCCGCCCAGGTGCGGGCCAGAGCGGTGGAGTCGGGCGCGGGGGGAAATGCGGCGGCCGGGACGGTGCGGGCCATGGCGGTGGCGCCGGTGGGAGTGAGCCGGTGCACCAATCCTGAGGCCTTTTCCGGCGGACTGGATGCCGAGGGGGACGAGAGCCTGCGGGAGCGGGTGCTGGAGACCTTTCGGCGGATGCCCAACGGGGCCAACGCGGCCTTTTACCAGCAGGAGGCCCTCTCCTTTCCGGAGGTGGCGGCGGCTACGGTGGTGGCGCGGCCCCGGGGCGTGGGGACGGTGGACGTGTTCCTTGCCACGGCGGCGGGGCTGCCCGACAGCGGACTGCTGGAACAGGTGGCGGCCCATCTGGAGGAACGCCGCGAAATCGCCGTGGATGTGCAGGTGAAGGCGCCAGAGGTGAGGACGGTGGATGTGTCGGTTCAGGTGGCGGCCCGGCCGGGGGCGGACTTTGACACCGTCCGGCAGGCGGTGGAGTCCGCCGTGCGGGGCTGGTTTGACGGGCGGCTCCTGGGGCAGAACGTCCTGCGGGCCCGGCTGGGGGCGCTGATCTTCGGAGTGGAGGGCGTGGAGAACTACGCCCTCACCGCCCCGGCGGCCGATGTGGCGGCAGCGGTGGACGAGCTGCCCCGACTGGGCACACTGACGGTAGCGGCACTGGAGGGGACGGCATGAGCTACGGGGCATACCTCAGGGAGCTGCTCCGGCCCCTGCGTATCTATGGGCTGGAGGGCACCGCCAATGGCGGTGAGCTGGAGGCCCAGGGGAAGGCGCTGGATGGGGTAGAGGCCGCCATGGAGGAGGTACAGCGGGAGATGCTGATCTGCACCGCAGAGGGACGGGGGCTGGAGGCCGTCGAGGCACTGCTGGCCCGAAAGCCGGTAGCTGCCAGCCTGGAGCGGCGGCGGGCGGCGCTGGCCGCCCTGCTGCGCATCGGCGGGGACAGCTTTACCTTGACGGCGATCAACGATAATCTAAAAGGCTGCGGTCTCAACGCCGTGGCCAGCGAGACGGAAACGCCCGGCGTTGTGGAGGTGCGGTTCCCCGATGTACCAGGCATCCCGGACGGGTTTGAATCAATGAGGGCCATCCTGGAGGATATTCTGCCCTGCCATCTGGACATACGGTATGTCTACTGGTACATCACCTGGGCCCTCATGGAGGAGCGCTTTGCCACCTGGGGAGACATTGAGAAGCTGGGGCCCACCTGGGAGGAGCTGGAGAAGATGGTGCGGGACTAGCCTGCCTGTCGCGTAAAAATGCCTGGAACCATGCGGTTCCAAGAAGGCGAAAATCAAAAAGCTAGAAATATCAAGGCCCGCAGCCGGTTTTTTGCCGAGCTGCGGGCCTGTTTTCCCTTATGTTTTCCCTTACGCACCAAAATTGGCCTTTATGAAATCCTCCATGCGGGCGGCGCTGTCCTGCCTCATGCGTTCCGTGAAGTGGCCGTATCTGTCCAGAGTAAAGGCCGCGCTGGCGTGGCCGAGGTTGCCCTGGATGGTCTTGATATCGTCGCCCGCCCGAATGGCGTTGACTGCATAGGTGTGCCGGAGGTCGTGGAAACGCACGCCAACCAATCCGGCGGATTTTAAAGCGGCACGAAATTGAACACCGATCGTTGACAAGCAAAGGGGGCAACCGATATCATTGGTAAACACAAATTGGTGGGGGTTATCCCATAAGGGCCCAGCCAATAACTGCCGTTCAGCTTGCTTCCTTCGCTGCTCCTTTAGAGTGCTGAGCACTGAAGGCGCAGGCGTGATTGTCCGGCTTTTCCCACTCTTTGGAGAGATAAAAAGGCCGCTCTTTTCTCGGTGCTCGGGCCGTACAAGCTGCTTATTTATCAGCAAAGTTCCATGCGTAAAGTTCACGCAGTCCCAGGTCAGGCCCAGCAGCTCCGAGAGGCGACAGCCGGTGAACAGGGCCACGGAGACCAGTAGCCCTAAACGACTGCCCTTGACGGCCTGGAGCAACGCTGCGGCCTGTTCGTCGCTGAGTGGGTGAATCTCCGTGCGCTCTGCTCTGGGGAGTTCACAGTCCTCGGCCGGGTTGCGGGATATGTACTCCAGCTTGACCGCCTTCTCCAGCGCCTGGTGCAGAACCTTATAGGCCAGCCGGACGGAGGCTGGGGAGAGTGAGCCCAGACTGTTGACAAACTGCTGGATCATGTGAGGGCGGAGTTCAGGGAGAGACACCGCACCGAGGGCCGGCTTGATGTGCTTTTTTATGAGGCTTCTGTATTTGGTAGCGGTGGCGGGCTTCACGCTGCCGAGATACTCCGCCGCCCACACATCGAGCCAGGCCCCAACCGTCATTTTGGCCGGGGTGATATAGGTGCCCGTGTCGATGGCTGTCGTGGCGGCCTTGAGCTTTTGGGCGACCTCCTTCTGCGTCTTGCCGGTGATGCTCCGCTGCACCTGCTTTCCGGTGCCTGGGTCTCGTCCTACGGTGTACCGCGCCTCCCAGTAGGTATACTGCTTCCCACCGCGGGTCACTGTCTTTTTACGGATTGTGCCGCTTCCGGCGGCTGACTTTTTCGCCATTGACTTTTCCCCCTATTCTGTTAAAATAGAAGGGCAGTAGGCCCATCAAAACTTACTGCCCTCTATGTGAGCCGTCTCCGGTGTTCCAGCACCGGGGGCGGTTTTTTATTGCGCTTTTTTTAGTTCGGCGATTTCCTGATTCATGGTACGGATTGCCAGCTTGAGCAGGGATACTTCGCTCCGTAGCTCCTCAATTTCGCTTTTTGGCGTAATGGCTTTCATGATAGCCTGCTGACCTTCAGCCAGCAGGTCAAACTTCGGCATGACATCCGTGTCAAAATAGGCAATCATACGCTTTTCAGACGTCCGGATGGATGCGTCAATCATGGTCTGAATGGACTGTAAGTCTTTTTCGTCTAACATGCGTAAAACCTCCTGAAAGTCATTGGGTGACACTAGCGGTCATAATGTAATACTTCCGTCTTCATTGACGGTTTGCCCCAGATACCGAACTACACGTTCAGACTTTGGCTGCTTCGCAAGTTCGTTTTTTAACTTTGCTATGGAGACAGCATTATTTCCTCCCCAGGCAGCGGCATCTGCCAGAATCACAGTTTTTGGCTCATTTCCGTTGGAAGGCAAATAGCTTATCGCTAATGTTGTTTTGATTTTCTGCTTTCCGGTGGCGCTCATTCCTCCCAATAGCGCACCAACAGGGCCGAATAGAAGCCCACCAACTACGCCACGGCCCACAACAGACTGGTTTTGCAGTTCTGACGTTTTCACCTGATCCAGCGCCAGAATATCAGATGCGCTTATCTTATAGTGTTGTATGATCTCATCTGCGCCGAAGGTTTTCAACTTAATGCGATACAAGGAAAGAAATTCTCCTTCCAACAAGACCCGAAAAACAGAGTTTTGAGGTAAATCCCCAAGACCATCCAAGTAGTCAAATAAATTTTTTGCAAGAATCTTCGCCATTTACACTGCCTCCTCTTTAGATCCTTCTAGATGCAAGATTTCATGGCACCTATGACATCAGGTATATCCGGAAGTTTTTTGGTAGCGCTGTGATTTCTAAAACTATTTCCTGGCATCAAAAATACAATTCTGCTGCTAGATTCCCGTGTGTGTACCAACAGACAGTTTTGCGCATAAAATCCTCTGGGACTCCAAAATGTTCAGCTAAAGAGTAAATGTCCGTGTACCCATCGGCTACAGCTTCATCTAAATCATCCTCTGATATGTAATTTTGAACGGCCCACTTCCAAGCCTTATACTCGTGTTTCTCAACTAAATCGAATGGACTACATACCTTATGCGTGGCTCCTGTGGACGCATGGCCACCTTCGTGAGCAACGACAGCAGCCTCATCTCGGGAAGAAGGAATATTGCCGAAGTCCATAAATATCCCATACGTCCCACCCACTTCTAGAGTGACAGCCTTATCGTCGTCCAAATCCCACATATAGAATTTAGTTCCAGACTGGCTGAGTTTCTGATAAAGCGCTAAGAGCCTATCCATAGGCTATTACCCTTTCTCTTTTTCGATATCTGCCTTCATAAAGCGAGCCATCTCAAGGAGCATTTTTTTCTTTTCATCAGGGAGATCTTTGGATTCTTCGTAAAAGGCATAGGTAAAATCATCGAAGCCTATCTCGCGCTCACCCTTTTGGGTGGGCGCTTTTTTTGTTTCTGTGCCGAGAAGATAATCGATCGATACGCCAAAGAAGCCGGATATTTTAGTCAAATTATCAGCCTTTAAGGTCTTTATCCGGTCCATCTTCAACTCCGTAAGGTTTCCACGGCTAATCCCCAGCTCATTACACATTTTCCCAACACTGATATTTCTCTCTTGGCACAGATCGTAAATGCGATTGTACAAATCAGACATTTTAGGCCCTCCATTTTTGTGCACAAAATGGAAGCTCTAATTTTTGTACAAATACAGGTTGACTTGTACAAGTGCTTGTACTATAATCAAGCCATGACAGGTACAAAAAATAGTGCTTATGTTTGGTGACACTTATATATTAGTACAAGGTTTTGTACCTGTCAACTTAATTTTTTAAGAAGGGAGGAATTTTGTCACTATGGCTGAATATACGGGCTTTGGTTTGGAAGTTAAGACGAGACTGATTAAATCTCCCGTAAAAACACAAGCGCAACTTGCCAAGCAAGTATCAGAACGCACCGGTCTTTATGTAGACGACGCATATATTTCAAAGATCCTTACCGGGCAGCGAAACGCCCCGAAGATCGTTCGAGCTATCCGGGACATTTTGGATCTGCCAGAGCAGGGACAGGATACCACAACCGGAGGGTAATAAACCGGGCTATTGGGAAAGGAGAACATCATGGATGACATCAAGAACTACAACCCCGCAGAAGCGGAAACCCTGGACAGCCGTGAAGTGGCTGAGATGGTGGAGAAGCAACACTTTAACCTTCTCCGCGACATCAATGGATACATTAAAGAAATGGAAAAAACAGGAGAACTCAATTTTGATGGCTCGTCAAAACTGCCAAAAATCAACCCGTCAGATTTCTTTATCCCGAGCACCTACACCAGTGAGCAGGGGAAAGAGTTGCCCTGCTTCCTCGTCACCAAAAAGGGCTGCGAGTTTATCGCCAACAAGCTCACCGGCGAGAAGGGAACGAAGTTCACTGCCCTGTATGTAACCCGCTTCAATATCATGGAGGAGCGCGAGAAGGCCGCTATCGGCGGAAAGACCGCAAAGAGCGGTAAGACCCCGGAGGAGCTGGCCGCAGCCGACAAGCGGGCCACGGCGATGCTGCTCAACGCCAAGAACCGGGCGGCGAGTTTCCTTCAAAAGCTCTACGACCGGGCGGGCACCAAGCCGGAGTATCAGGCGATGGCTCTCAGCGATTTCTATTCCGAGGATGGGATTCACCTCCCCCGCATGGCCTTCCAAAATATGAAACACACCTATGACAAGGGCACCATCGCGGAAAAGCTGGGCGTCTACTCCAAGGCATCCGGCGGCAAGGTGCCCCATGCCCAGGCCATTGGTGCGATTATCTCCGTGCTGGACATCTCGGAGGACGAGCGCGAACGGCTTCCCTACTGCAACAACGGGCACGACGGCGTAGATTACCAGTATACCGAGAGCGTGGTTGAGAAGGTGCGGACGTGGATTGAGGAGCACGGCAGGCCCAGCACGATCACGGTCAACGGGAAGAACTACGCGGTGGTCTACAGAGGAGGGCAGAACTGATGGAAAAAATCGCGTACAACGTCCAGGAGGCCGCCGCTGCGCTCGGCCTGTGTGCAGGCGCCGTATATGACTTAACGCACCGGCCGGACTTCCCGGCGGTGCGGGTCGGGAATCGGATTTTGATTCCCTGTGAGAGCCTGGCCCGGTGGCTGGAGGCCCAGGAAGGGAAGCAGCTATGAAGCGGGCCACTTTGGAGCGCCTGGCCGCTGTGCTCGTCCTGGCGGCCTGTATCTGCGCCGAGTGTATTCCCCTGCTGCTGGTGCTGGTGGCCGCGGCGGCCCTGTGCGTGGGGCTCGCAAATTCCCAATCGCTTGGGAATTTGTCAAGAAAAAAGACCGCCGGTGCTGCAACACCAGGCGGCCAAAAGGGAAAAGAAAAGTTGATCTGCCCTTATTGTAGAGGGCTCGAAGGAGATTGTCAAGTATGAGTAGCTACATAATTCCCGCTTCCATTACGCCGCGGCCCATAAAGCCCGGCGTGGCCACGGTGGAAACCATCGAGGCGATTATGGCCGATGGGCCGTGCGCCGTTCTTCCGGTAGCCGGTGACTGTTTGGAGGGCGTGGACGTAGTAGATGGCGGCTGGGTGGCAGTGGATTTCACCCGGCGGCCTGCGCCCCCTAGGTACAGGAGCAAGGGCGGCGACGGAAGCTCCGATCTCTGCCTATGCTATGCCACATTCCCCGGAGCGCCTGGCCCTGCGGTCATGTATAAGGAGTATCATGGCGTATGGGGCCCCTGGCAGATGGTAGGCACTCGATATAAGTCAATGTGGGAAGGTGACAAGCTACGCCTCAACTGCGGCATGGTGGCAAAGCGTATCTTCGGCGTGATCGTGGCCTCCTACGACCGGGACGGGCGGCTTCTGTGGCAGAGGAACCCCGAGGAGTTTCCCAAGAAGCTGGGTACAGCGCCAACCATTCACGGTGATGTAGAGCCGTACTAGGGGGTGAGAGCATGATTACATTCCCAGTTACGATGGAGGCGTTTATCGCCGACCAGGAGCAGCTTATGGGCCGGAAGCTGCAGGAAAGTGAGCGAGAGGCCGTGGTCATTTTTGTGGAGATCTTCAATTCGATCTATGAGGACGGATTGAGGCAAGACTGTGCTATTTTGGTCAAAGACCTGGACGATCTGGATGAATTTAAGTCCCGCCATAAAGATGATTCGTTCATACACCAATTTGTCGAAGCGTGCCGTTTTTGGATGGCTGAAGCGTGGAAGCAAGGGGCCGCAAAAGCGAAAAGAAATGGGGTGCGAGTATGAACCGCCCTTTGAACAAGGAGCAGGTCAAGGGCCTGTTTGAGCAGGAGGCCGTACTGATGGGCACAGAGGATCAAGTTCCATACTTCCGGGTGGCGGCGCTGTTTGGGGAAGACGCCGTCGAACACGCCCGCAGACTGGACGCCAACAATCCGGGGCGTTACTCCAACGGATATGGCGTCGGGGACTGCACAATGGCGGCCCTGACCCTGCGGGGCTTCCAGGCTGCCGCCAGTTTCTATAACGTTCAGCTGCTGAGAAAGGAAGCATCATGAATCCTATAACAGAACCAGTCAAAATCACCAGCTTGGAGCTGGAGAATGTGAAGCGCATCCGGGCATGCGCTATCGCCCCCACGCAGAATGGCCTTACGGTGATCGGCGGCCGGAACAACCAGGGGAAGACCTCTGTCCTGGACGCGATCGCCTGGGCGCTGGGCGGGGACCGCCACCGCCCATCCCGGGGGGCACGGGAAGGTTCAGCCATTCCGCCCCGTCTTTGCGTCAAACTGTCCAACGGTCTTGTCGTGGAGCGCACGGGGAAGAACAGCGACCTAAAGGTCACGGACACGGAAGGGCGGCGTGCCGGCCAGCAGCTGCTCAATGAATTTGTGGAACAGCTTGCGCTTGATTTGCCCAAATTCATGCAGGCAAGCGCGAAAGAAAAGGCTGGCATCCTGCTGGAAGTTATCGGTGTAGAGGATCAGCTCATAGAGTTAGACCGGAAAGAGACTTCCCTTTACAACGACCGTCTGGCGATTGGCCGGATTGCCGACCAAAAAGCCAAGCACGCCAAAGAGATCACCGGATACCCGGAGGCCCCAATGGAGCCGGTCTCCGCCTATAATCTGATTCAACGGCAGCAGGACATCCTTGCCAGGAACGGTGAGAACCAGCGGAAGCGGCAGCGGGCCGCGCAGCTGGAGGCTCAGAGAGACAGCCTGCGACGGCAGATGGACGACCTGCAGACACAGTATGAGGCGGTCTGCAGAGACTGTGAGATTGCAGGCCGTGACGCCCTGGATCTTCTGGATGAATCTACGGAGGAGCTGGAGGCCGATATCCGAAATGTGGAGGCAATCAACATCAAGGTTCGCGCCAACCAGGAAAAGGCCCGCGCTGAAGAGGAAGCCAGAGACTACCAAAGCCAGTATGATACCCTGACTTCCGAAATTGAGGACATCCGCCAGAAGAAGCGCGACCTTCTTCTGGGGGCAAACCTTCCCCTTCCCGGGCTGAGCGTGGAGGACGGGGAGCTCGTCTACATGGGCAAGCCCTGGGACTGCATGAGCGGCAGCGACCAGCTGAAGGTATCCGCCGCCATCGTGCGGGCCATCAAGCCACAGTGCGGCTTCGTCCTCCTGGACAAGCTGGAACAGATGGACCCTGATACCCTTCGGGAGTTCGGGGCCTGGATGGAGGCAGAGGGCCTGCAGGGGATTGCCACGAGAGTCTCCACGGATGGGACGTGCAGCATCCTCATCGAGGATGGATATGTGAAGGAGGAGGGGCCTGCCCCGGCCTCCGCGGCATGGAAAGCGGGTGAGTTCTAAATGAGGCAGTTAAAGATTATACCGGGTAAGCTGGGCGGAGCCATGAAGGTTGTGATTTACGGCCCGGAAGGGATCGGGAAATCTACCCTTGCCGCCAAGTTCCCCCGGCCCCTGTTCATCGACACGGAGGGAAGCACCCGGCACATGGACGTGCAGAGGACAGAGCGTCCTACCAGCTGGGCCATGCTCCTGGAACTGGTCCGCTGCATCAAAGCAGACCCTGGCTTGTGCTCCACACTGGTGATTGATACAGCGGACTGGGCGGAGCAGCTGTGCATCACCAGTATCTGTGACAGCAAGCACATCTCCGGGATTGAAGACATGGGATACGGCAAAGGCTACGTCTATGTGGCCGAGGAGTTCGGGCGGCTCCTGAACCTCCTGGAGGAGGCCGTGGACAACGGCATCCACGTGGTGCTGACGGCCCACGCTATGATGCGGAAATTTGAACAGCCGGACGAGATGGGCGCGTATGACCGGTGGGAGCTGAAGCTGCAAAAGAAGACGGCCGCCCTGGTCAAGGAGTGGGCCGACCTGCTCCTGTTTGCCAACTATAAAACCCTGTCCGTAGCGGTCGACGACAAGAGGAAGAAGTTCAAGCCCCAGGGCGGCCGGCGCGTCATGTTCACAACCCATCATCCCTGCTGGGACGCAAAGAACCGGCTGGGCCTTCCAGAGGAGCTGCCTTTGGAGTTCACTCCATTGGCTCCATATTTTGACGCGGCCGCTGTCTCTGCCCCCACCACTGCCCCAGCTCCCGCACCGGCTCCGCCCGCGGAAGCTGCGCCCAACCCCGCGGACACCTCTCCCCCGGCACCGGAACAGCCAGCGCCCCAAACGGACAACGCGCAGGGGCTCAAGGCGAAAACGTCAACCCTGAAAGCTCTACAGGACCTGATGGCACAGGGCGGTGTATTGGACTATGAGGTCAAGGCCGCGGTCGCCGCGAAGGGGTATTTCCCCGAGGATATGCCCATAGAGGATTATCCCGATGATTTTATCAAGGGAGTGCTGATCGGGGCCTGGAGGCAGGTGCACGAGTGGATCGAAAAGAACCGGGCGCCCCTGCCGTTTTAACTTCACATTGCAGGGGGAGTGCCAGAGCCGGCAGCTCCCCTTACTTATCAAATCAAAAAGGAGCTTGAGAAAATGAGCGAATATGACTCTTCTTTCCGTGAATTTGGCTGGGATGACGAAATCCAAAATGACAGCACCCCATTTGAGGTCTTGCCGGAGGGTGACTACCGCTTCCGTGTGGAGAAATTTGAGCGGGGCCGGCATAGCGGCAGTGAAAAGATCCCGCCCTGCAACAAGGCGATCCTGACGCTCTCAGTGAATGACGGCGCTCACAGCGGAACCGTCCAAACGAACCTGTTCCTGTTCAGCCGCTTCGAGTGGAAGCTGTGCCAGTTCTTCACCGCGATTGGCCAGCGCCGCCACGGTGAGGCGATCCGGATGAACTGGAGCCTTGTGCCGGGTGCCATCGGTACCTGCCATGTGGGGACACGCAAATGGATGGGCAACGACGGCAAGGAACATGAAGGGAATGAGATCACAGAATTTTATGACCCGGAGGAGGCCCCGGACATCTCGGAAAAGCAGGTGGACAGCCAGCCGGCGCCTGGGCAGGGCGCGGGGGCGGCCGCCTCCTGGGATGCCGGTAGGTTCTGATGGAACTGCGTCCATACCAGCAGGAGGCCCGGACGGCGGTCGAACAGGATTGGGCTGACGGCTTCACGAAAACGCTCCTGGTTCTGCCCACCGGGTGCGGAAAGACAATCGTGTTCTGCAAGATTGTGGAGGACATGGTGCGCCAGGGCGGGCGGTGCCTGATCCTGGCGCACCGGGGCGAACTGCTGGAACAGGCGGCAGACAAGCTGCTGACCGCCACAGGGCTTCGCTGCGCGGTAGAAAAGGCGGAGGAGTCCTGCCTGGACAGCTGGTACCGGGTGACCGTCGGATCCGTGCAAACCCTCATGCGGGAGAAGCGCCTCCAGCAGTTCCCCACCGATTTTTTCAGCGCGATAGTGGTGGATGAAGCCCACCATGTCCTGGCTGACAGCTACCAGAGAGTCTTAGAGCATTTCCCCGCGGCAAAGGTCCTGGGGGTAACCGCAACCCCCGACCGTGGGGATATGCGTAATCTGGGCCAGTATTTTGAGCATCTGGCTTATGAATACTCCCTGCCGCGCGCCATCAAAGAGGGCTATTTGAGCCCCATCAAGGCGGTAACTATCCCGCTGAAACTGGATCTGACCGGCGTGGGGGTTCAGGCAGGGGACTTTAAAAACAGCGACCTAGACACCGCGCTCGACCCCTATCTCCACCAGATCGCCAGGGAAATGCGTACCTATTGCGCCGAGCGGAAGACCGTGGTGTTCCTCCCCCTGGTGCGGACTTCTAAAAAGTTCCGGGACATCTTGGAGCAGGAGGGGTTCCGGGCCGCCGAGGTCAACGGCAGCAGTGAAGACCGTGCGGAAGTTCTTCGGGACTTCAACGACGGGAAGTATAACGTGCTCTGCAACTCCATGCTGCTGACAGAGGGATGGGACTGCCCTTCCGTTGACTGCGTGGTTGTCCTGCGGCCCACCAAAATACGCTCCCTGTACTGCCAAATGGTGGGGCGGGGAACCAGGACGGCCCCGGGGAAGGACCACCTGCTCTTGCTGGATTTCCTGTGGCACACGGAGCGCCATGAGCTGTGCCATCCGGCTAGCCTGATCTGCGAGAGCCCGGAGGTCGCACAGAGGATGACGGAGGCCCTGGAGGACTCCGCCGGCTGCCCCGTAGACATTGAGGAGGCCGAGGAGAAGGCCGAGTCCGACGTGGTGGCCCAGCGGGAAGAGGCCCTTGCGAAGCAGCTGGCGGAGATGAGGAGCCGCAAGCGGAAGTTGGTGGATCCCCTGCAATTTGAGATGAGTATCCAGGCCGAAGACCTCGCCGGATATGTTCCGTCGTTTGGATGGGAGATGTCCCCGCCGTCTGATAAGCAGGTGCAGAGCCTGGAAAAGTGGGGGATCCGTCCGGACGAAATTGAGTGCGCCGGGAAGGCGTCCCTGCTCCTGGACCGCCTGGCGAAACGGCGCTCGGAGGGGCTTACCACCCCGAAACAGATCCGGTTCCTGGAGGGCAAGGGGTTTCATCATGTGGGGCAATGGCAGTTTGAGGAGGCCAGGAACATGATTGACCGCATCGCGTCCCAGGGTTGGAAGATCCCAGCCGGCGTAACCCCGTCGGCCTATGTCCCGGTGAGCATGGGAGGATAGTATGGATAGTATCGGCAAGGGGCTGGATCCCCTGGAGGCATTGGAACATATTGACCCGGCCGGCCTGAATTACCAGGAGTGGCTGACTGTGGGCATGGGGCTGAAGGAGGCGGGGTGTCCCGCCTCCTTCTGGGAAGATTGGAGCCGCCGCGACCCGGCGCGCTATCATGCGGGCGAGTGCCTGCGTAAGTGGGAAACCTTTCACGGCGCGTCCGGCGGTACACCTGTGGCCGCCGGCACGGTATTCAAGATGGCCCTGGACCGCGGCTGGCGGCCCACTCAGGAGAGCGCCCCCGGCCACATGTTGGATTGGGAGGACACCATCAACACCAGGGACGACGGCGGCGCCATCGTGGACCGCGCATGGCTGGAGGGCAAAGAGGTTCAAGAGCCCACAGACTGGCACCCAGCGAAAGACCTCATTACTTACCTGACAGTCCTCTTCGACCCGTCTGAATACGTTGGATACGTGACTGAGACCTTCAAAGGGGAAGACGGACGGCAGGTGCCATCCAGGGGAAACTATGACCGGACCGCTGGCCAGCTGATTGACGCCCTGCGCACCTGCAAAGACGACATCGGGGCAGTGTTGGGCGACAGTGACCCTGACGTGGGAGCGTGGATCCGCTTCAACCCTCTGGATGGCAAGGGCGTAAAAAACGAGAATGTGACCGCTTTCCGGTACGCACTGGTGGAATCCGACGAGATAAACCTGGAGGAACAGCACGCCATGATCCGGGAGCTGGAGCTGCCGGTGGCCGCCCTGGTTTCCTCCGGCGGCAAGAGCCTCCATGCCATTGTGCGGATTGAGGCCGGCTCCTTTGAGGAATACCGCTCCCGCGTGGACTACCTCTATGCGGTGTGTGAGAAGAACGGCCTGAAGGTAGACCGGCAGAACCGCAACCCCTCCCGGCTGTCCCGGCTCCCCGGCGTCATGCGAAGGGGCAAAAAGCAGTTCCTTTTGGCGTCCAACATCGGGAAAGCATCCTGGAGCGAGTGGCGGGACTGGATGGACAGCGTCACCGATGATATGCCAGACCCTGAGAGCATGGCAGCAGTTTGGGACAACCTGCCCGAACTGGCGCCGCCCCTGATTGCTGGCGTCCTCCGGCAGGGCCATAAAATGCTCCTGGCCGGGCCGAGCAAGGCCGGCAAAAGCTACTCCCTCATTGAGCTGTGCTGCGCCATCGCCGAGGGAGGCCCGTGGCTGGGCTTCTCCTGTACCCAGGGGCGGGTGCTCTATGTCAACCTGGAGCTGGACCGGCCCTCCTGCCTCCACCGCTTCAAGGATGTGTATGCGGCCCTGGGGCGCACGCCCCAGAACCTGGACAAGATTGATGTCTGGAACCTCCGGGGCCGCTCTGTGCCAATGGACAAGCTGGCGCCAAAGCTGATCCGCCGGGCGAAGAAAAAGGATTACATTGCCATTGTCATTGACCCCATCTATAAGGTCATCACCGGCGACGAGAACAGCGCCGACCAGATGGCGAACTTCTGCAACCAGTTCGACAAGGTGTGTACTGAGCTGGGCTGCGCCGTGATCTACTGCCACCACCATTCCAAGGGCAGCCAGGGAGGCAAGCGATCCATGGACCGGGCCAGCGGCTCCGGGGTGTTCGCCCGTGACCCGGACGCGCTCCTGGACCTGATTGAACTGCCGGTCAGCGAAGAGCTCCGCAAGCAGGAGGTCAACAAAGCGGTCGGCCGGGCTGTGGCATCCGCCCTGCAAAATGCAGGCAAGCTGGACGAGGCATCCCAGGACGACCTTTGCACCGAGAAGGCCGCGCTGGAGGCCGCCAGAAACCTTTTAAGCGCTGGGCAGTATCAGGACATGGAAAAGGCCGCAAACGCCGCCAAGAGGGCCGCTGAGGCGCTCACGGCGTGGCGTATTGAGGGGACTCTGCGGGAGTTCCCGAAGTTCCCTCCCATCAACCTTTGGTTCGACTTCCCGATCCACCGGGAGGACGAAAGCGGCGTCCTGGCCGATGTGGATCCGGAGGGGGAAGAAAAGCCCTACCAGCAAGGAAAGGATGCCAGGAAGAAGCAGGCCGAGAGGCAGCGCAAGGCCAAACAGCACAAGTACAGCATCGCCATTGAGAGCTTCCGCTTCTCCCATGATGATGTTTATCCCACTGTGAAGGAACTCTATGAGGAGATCAAGCAGAACGCGGAAGCCGTTGGTGAAGATTACCCGGCAGAGAAAACGGTGCGAAATTCCCTGAAGAGTGTCGGTTATATCATCGACAAAAATTCGGGTAGGATTTGCCCGGAACCTGAAAAGGATTGGTAACGGGCATTTTCCCGACACCTAGTCAAGGGCACGGGCAGGAATGTTCCCTGCACCTTAAAATCATAACCGGGCAGGCACCTTCCCCCGACCCTATATATAAATATATAGATTATGTCGGGCAGGCACCCTGTACGGGCACCCACCCTTACGTGTGGGGGGCTATGAAGGCGCCCCCACACACGGGAGGGGATGCCCGCCCAGTACATCCGCGCGAGAATAAAAAACAGGACTTTAGCGAGGTAAAGCCATGAGGATAGAATTTTTTATGCCAATGAAGCCACCCACGGTGACGCACCAGGAAAAGAAATGGCGGGTGGTCAAGGGCAAGCCGGTACCCTACGAGCCGCCGGAGGTGCGGGCGGCACGGTCGAAGCTGACAGCGCACCTGGCTGGACACAGGCCCATGGAGCCCCTGGCCGGCGCGGTGCGCCTGGTAGTCAAGTGGTGCTTCCCACGTGGGCAGCATGAAGACGGTGAGTACCGGGTCACCAGGCCGGACACGGACAATCTCCAAAAGCTCCTGAAGGACTGCATGACCGCTGTGGGGTTCTGGAGGGATGACGCCCAGGTTTCCAGCGAGATTGTGGAAAAGTTTTGGGCTGAGGTGCCGGGGATATACGTCTGCATGGAACAGATCAATGCGATGGCAAATTGCCAAGCGATTACGAATTTGGGGGTGCTGAACGATGGCAAGGGCGATTGACGCTGATGCGTTCCGGGAATGGTGGCTTGAAAACGGCGAGAACGAGTACGTATACGACACAAACGCCTTTTTGGACTCTATTGATAATTGGCCCACCCTTGCCCCGCCGAACGAGCCGCTGACCATCGAGCAGTTGCGGGGGATGGACGGGGAGCCAGTGTGGGTAGTTTATGACCAGGATGCAGCAAAAACTACACCTGGATTTGACCCTCTCACGTTGTGGGCGCTTGTTGAGGTCACGAAGGATTCTATTTTTCTTACGAATAATCTTGGAGGACGGACGGCGTATGCTAACGACCAAGACTTAGAATGGGAAGCAATTACGGTCTACCGCCGCCCGCCGGAGGTATCGCCATGAGACACCAATACACACGCGCAGAGCTGGAATCCATCACCCAGGAGACCGCAATCTACATCGAGGGTGCGGGGATAGCCCAGCTCCAGTGGGGCGGCCTGGAGATTGCAGAGGGGTGCAGGGATGGATACCTGTACTGCAAGCACATCAAGCCGTTTGCGATGGCTCTGTACGGCCAATACTGGACGGCCTTTGATGGGCCGCCGGAGAGGGAGGGCAGCTAATGAGTGAACTTTCGGAGAGACTGCGGCGATTGAGAGAAGAGAAGAAGCCGATCAAGAGCATGGCGGTGGTGTCGGAGCTGTGTGGGCTGGAGAAGGGGGCAGTCGGAAGATATGAGCGCGGGGAATGTATTCCAGGCATGGAAGCACTGGTGGCCCTGGCGGATTACTATGAAGTCAGCCTGGATTATCTGATAGGGCGGTCACGGTTCCGATAAAAAATTTTTGAAAAACTGCATTCTTGCATCGTGGGCGCATTGAACTATGCGACAATGAGAGGCGTGGAGGTGTATACCTCTGCGTCTCCTTTCTTACCGCCCGGCACCGAGGCGGGTAATATCGGGCCTATATGCCGCAGGCTGAAAACCACCCCATAAACTGGGCGGAGGGTCGCACCCTCCATGCGGCAAATGACGGTGGAAAGACACTACACCAGATTGCTGAGAGCGCCTAGGCACTGGGAAAGAGTGAGGTGCCCGCCTGTCATGGAGGCGGAAGCGGTGGCAGCTATGACCTGCCCCGGCGCTATCCCGCTGAAAACTGCCGTGTTTGCCTGTGCACGGGCCTCCCAATACGGTGTGACAATCTAAGCGGGATAGCGCACAACCCCTGCCGCTGTATTGACAGCTGCGTCCCTACGCGGAGATAGCAGCGGTGGGGCAATATGCCGAGTGCTTGAGCAGAAGCGGAAGCGGCGGCCATGGACAACGCCGTGGACGTGTGGCGGCTCATTACCGCCTCTCGGCTCCACGAAGATGAGTGTGAAAGGGTGAAGGTGCTGTGCTGAAGTCTTGTCCATATTGCGGGATGATTCATCCGGCTGGTTTTATTTGCCCTAAAAAGCCAGAGCGGGGTAAGAAACGGTCGAGCAAGGCGGATCACTTCCGGAAGAGTTGGGCCTGGCAGCGCAAGCGCATCCAGATCCTGAAGAGGGATTTTTACCTTTGCCGTGCGTGCAATGCGGGAGGATACGGAGTGCTTGGGGTGCCTGGGGTAAACCAGGACCTATCGGTTCACCACATCGAGCCGCTGGAGGAGCGGTTCGACTTGAGGCTGGAGAATGACAATTTGGTCACCTGCTGTTCGCGTCATCATGAGATGGCAGAAGCAGGGAAGATACCGCGGGAGTACCTGCATGCGCTGGCCCAGGTATCCCCCCGGTGGGGGGCCATTACATGGGGCGGCTCGTGTCAAGACCGACTGCGGCCCTCTGAGCACAAGGAAGTTTAGAAATGAGATTTTAGGGGGAGGGAGTGCGCCAGATGGGGGGGAGGCCCGCAAAATCGGTGAAAGTGAAGGCCGGGGCGATCGCCAGCAATGACGCGGCGGTCCGCACGTCTGTAGAGGACAAGCTGCGCGGGGAGGCGGTGAAACCGGAGCCCCCGGCTGGACTCACCGCCGGTCAGGCGGAGATTTTCCGGTTCATCGTGGACGGCCTGGCTGCCGGAGAGATCCTAGGCCGGATGGATGTGTTCGCGCTGGAGAGCACGGCCGTTGCCGTGGACCGGCTGCGGACGATCAACGGCATGATCGACGAGAACCCGGATCTGCTGCTTAACAGCGCATTGCAGAGCAGTCGGGCGAAGTATCAGAGCGATCTGTGGCGGGGGTGCAGCGAACTGTGCCTGTCACCACAAGCCAGGGCAAAGCTGGGCGGCCTGGCCGCGCAAAAGGCGAAGGAGAGCAGGGACCCCCTGGTGGAGGCCCTGGGGGCCGATGATTGAATCGAGCCGTGCCTATCAGTACGCCAAGTGGTGCACACAACGGAGCAACCAGAAGGTCGGCCGGTATGTGAAGCTCCAGGCGAAAGCCTGGCTAAGGATTGCCGCCGGGAAGCATAAGGAGGCATACGTCAGTGAGCCGGCGTACCGGAAGATCTGCCGGCTGCTCGGGCTAATGGTTCATCCAGACCTGTACTGCACCATGGACAAGGGCCTGGAGGACTATGCCTGGTTCCTGATCGTAGCGGTGTTCTGTACGCTTCGCCGGGAGGACGACAGGCGGTTCTATGAGACGGCGCTGTTGGAGATCGCCAGAAAGAACTTCAAGACCTTCAATAGCGCGGTGATCTTTATCATCGGGCTGCTGACGGAGCCCCGCTTCTCCCGGTTCTTCTCCGTGGCGCCGGATTACAAACTGTCCTCGGAGCTCCGGCTGGCGGTACGGAAGATCATCAAGGTCTCGCCGGCGCTGGTGAAGCACTTCAAGGTCACAAGGGACATGATCACCTGCCTGATCACAGAGACCGAATACATGCCCTTGGCGTACTCAAACGACGGCATGGATGGACGCCTGGCCAATATCTTTCTGGCAGACGAGGCAGGCGCGCTGGACAGCTACCCGGTGGAGGCTATGCGGTCTTCCCAGATCACGCTGGCCAATAAGCTGGGTATCATCATCTCCACCCAGTACCCGAACGACAACAACGTCCTCACCGACGAGATCGATATCGCCAAAAAGGTCCTGGACCGGGTCCTGGACAGGGAGAACGTGTTTTCCCTGCTCTACGAGCCGGATGACGCCCTCCGGAAGCAGTGGGAGACCAACGACCTGGTTCTCTACCAGGCGAACCCCGTCGCGGTCAACAATGCCGGGGTACTCCGGGCCATCAAGGACCTGCGCTCCATGGCGGTCCTGTATGAGAACAAGCGGGAAAACTTCCTGTGTAAGCACTGCAACATCATGTACAAGGGCCTGGGTGTGGAGGGCTACATCGATACGCAGAAGGTCATGCAGTGCCGGCGGCGGGAGGATCTCAGCTTCTGGAGCGGTCGGCGGGTCTGGGTGGGCCTGGATCTGGCGCAGTCTGACGATAACACAGCCGTATCCATGGTCACGGTCGAGGGCGACATGCTTTACGCTAAGGCATGGGGGGTTATCCCGTCTGGGCGGATCGAAATCAAGGCCACGAAAGAGGACGTGGACTACAAGAGGCTGATCACTGCTGGAAACTGCTTTGCCTGCGGGGATGAGGTCATCGACTACGGCTTTGTGGAACGGTTCATCCTATCGCTGCAGGAGAAGTACGGGGTAGAGATCGTGCAGGTGGGATACGACCGGTACAATGCCATCTCCACGGTGCAAAAGCTGGAAGCGGCGGGGATCGAGTGTGTCGAGGTCAAGCAGCACTCCTCCGTGCTCCATGCCCCGACGAAGCTGCTGCGGGAGAAAGTGCTCCAAAGGCAGTTCCAATATGATGAAAACCGGCTTCTGGAAATAAATTTTCAGAATGCCAGATGTACAGAAGACACAAACCTGAACAAATACGTAAACAAAAAACGGTCGGCGGGCAAGGTTGATATGGTCATGGCCACCATCGACGCCGTGTATTTGGTTCAGGTTGATCTGCTGACGAATGCTCAGATGAGCTGGGGCATCCAGGTATTGTGAGGAGGTGACAGGCCATAGGCTTTTGGAGTTTGCTAAGGGGGAGAGAGGAACAGAGGGCGGCCCAGGAAACGGTTCTGAACGAGGCGCAGATGGACACGGCGCTGCGGGCAATTTTAGGCGGCACCAAGGTTACCGTAAAAAATGTGCTGAACATCCCGGCAGTCAGCAGCAGCGTGGGATTTATTGCAGGGACCATCGCCTCACTGCCTATCCGGCTCTACCGGACGGAGGGCGGGAACTCCGTGGAGGTTACGGGCGATTACCGCCTCCGGCTCCTGAACGAGGAGACCGGTGACTTACTGGATGCTTTTCAGTGGAAATGTACGCTCGTGCGGGACTACCTGCTCACCGGGAACGGATACACCTATGTCAACTGGGCCGGAAACCGCATCGACGGCCTGTACTATGTTGACCCTATGCAGGTGAGCGTGGAGATAGGCGCAGACCCAATCTATAAGACCGCCAGGTTTTACATTGGAGGGGCACGCTACTTCTCTTGGCAGGTGTTCAGGATGCTTCGCAACACCAAGGACGGGGCCGTTGGCTGCGGGGTAGTGGAAGAAAGCCCCACACAGTTGGAAACGATGCTGAATACCCTGCGTTATGAGAACCACATGGTGCGTACGGGCGGGAAAAAGGGCTTCTTGAAAGCAAAAAACCGGCTGGCCACAGATGTGATCCAACAACTGAAAAACAGTTGGCGGAATTTGTACGGCAATGACTCAGAGGAATCCGTTGTGGTACTGAATGACGGCATAGAGTTCCAGGACGCCAGCCAGACTGCGGTGGAAAGTCAGCTCAACGAGAATAAAACCACCAATGATCACGAGATTTTTAAGATTTTCCACATTGTCCCCTCTGTTTTGGAGGGCGGCGCTACTGCCGAGGATCTGAAAAACACCGTCAGATTTGCGATTCAGCCAGTAGTCAAGGCTCTCCAGACGGCAATCAATCGATATTGTCTGCTGGAAAGCGAGAAGGAGACATTTTCTTTTGAGATCGACCTGGATGTTTTGGACAACACGGACATGCTGTCCCGCTATCAGGCTTACGAGGTAGCCGTCAGGAACGGGTGGATGCAACTGGATGAGGTCAGATATGATGAGGGCCGGAATCCGCTGGGCCTGAAATTTATTCGCCTTGGATTGGATACCGTCATCTACGATCCGGAATCCAAAATGATCTATACGCCCAATACCAAGGAATGGGCAACCATTGAGCAGAAAGGAGGAGGTGAGCCGATTGCAGATTGAGATTCGGGCAGACAAGAAGAGCATGGCAGTCCGGGGCTATGTCAATGTAGTTGGGCGGGACTCCCGGGTACTCCACGACAAAACCGGGCCGTATGTGGAGCAGATCATGCCCGGCGCCTTCGCCAAAGCACTGGTCGCCAACAGCAATGTGGAGCTCCGTTTCAACCACCGGAAGGTTCTGGACAATGAGGACATGGAGCTCCGGGAGGACAACATCGGCCTGAAGGCCAGCGTGGTCGTGACCGACAACGATGTCATCGCTGCAGCCGAACGCAAGGAACTGCGCGGCTGGTCCTTCGGTTTCGTAAAACAGAAGGATCACTGGAAGACCGATGAGGATGGTACCAGGCACCGGTTCGTGGATGAACTGGAGCTGCGGGAGATATCCATCCTGGATAAGACGCCGGCCTATATCGCCACCAGCATTGAGACCCGGGGGGAAGAGGAAATCCTGGTGGAGTTCCGGGCTGATCAGCCGCTGGAGGACGGGGTGGATTACATCCGGCAGACGGAGACCACCACGGAAACCAAGACCACGACACTGACCCCGGGCGATGAGAGCACCATGTTCTGCGCCCAGAAGACCATCGAAATCTATAAGCTGAAAAGGAGAATGTGATTATGCCGTTCAACCTGAAGAAACTGTCCGAGCGCCGGGTGGAGCTGATGACTCAGCTGGAGAACCTGGTCAAGACCTGTGAGACCGAAACCCGCGCCTTCAACGAGGAGGAGCAGAAGCAGTACAGTGATATTCTGGCCGAGGTGCGCTCCATCGACGCCACGCTGGACGCTGCGGATCAGGGCGCCGCTCTGCAGAGAGTGGAGCGCCGGGCTGCCGGCGGCCAGAAGGAGAATCCCTCCCAGGAGGAGATGGAGACCCGGGCCTTTGAGTGCTATATCCGCGGCGTCTCCGCCGATGTGGAGACCAGAGCTGCTGTCAACATGACCGTGGGTGATAACGGCGCCGTAATCCCTACCTCTATCGCCAACAAGATCATTGAGATGGTCAAGGAGATCTCTCCCCTGTACCAGCTGGCCACCCACTATGATGTCGGCGGCACGCTGACCATTCCCAGCTACGATGAGTCCACCCAGAAGATCACCATGGCCTATGCCACTGAGTTCACGGCTCTGACCTCCAGCTCTGGCAAGTTCACCAGTATTTCTCTGGGCGGCTTCTTGGCTGGCGCCCTGACCAAGGTGTCCATGTCCCTGGTGAACAACTCCAAGTTCGATATCGTGTCCTATGTCATCCGAAAGATGGCGGAGGCCGTATCCGAGTGGATCGAGAACGAACTGATCAACGGTACTGACAGCAAAATCGAGGGTCTTTCCAAGATCGAAGCTGTTGTGACAGCTGCGGCCGCCACCGCCATTACCTCCGATGAGCTGATCGACCTGCAGGAGAGCATCCCCGACAAGCTGCAGCCCGGCTGTATCTGGGTGATGAGCCGGGCTACCCGCAAGGCTATCCGGAAGCTGAAGGACGGGGACGGCAACTACCTGCTGAACAAGGACGCTACTTCCAAGTGGGGCTACAGCCTGTTCGGCCACGATGTCTATGTCTCTCAGAGTATGCCCGACATGGCCGCCGGCAAGCGGGCGGTGCTCTACCTGGATCCCACCGGTCTAGCTGTGAAGGCCGCCGAGAATCCCAGCGTGCAGGTGCTCCGGGAGAAGTTCGCCGATGAGCACGCCATTGGTGTCATCTGCTGGATGGAGGTAGACTCCAAGGTGGAGAACAAGCAGAAGGTCGCCGTCCTGGCCATGGGCGCTGACGCTTGAACAGGGTGATCGGCTATGAAGAACTATCGGGCGGCCGTGAGTTTCGCCGGACAGGTCAGCATGGCGGCCGGTGAGGTCAGGGAGATTCCGGAGGATCTTGCGGCCCCGCTGTTGCGCTGCGGGTACCTGAAGGAGGCGGATCAGGAGGGCGAAAAGCCCTCCGCCTCCCCCAGTAAACCGGTTCGAAAGAAGTGAGGTGAACCGCCGTGAAGCCGAGTCAGCTTACGCCCCAGGACGTGGCCGCCTTTGCACGTCTGATCGTGGAAAAGGCCGAGTATGACGAGCTGAGCGACGCCGAGAAGCAGGGCTGCGCTATGGCGTTGGAAGCCGCCAAGTCCTACGTTGCAGGCTATACTGGCCTGGATATCGAGACGACAGAGTTGGAGGATATAGCTTATGCGGTGCTCGTCATTGCAACGGAAATGCTGGATAACCGCCAAATGACGGCCCAGTATACCGGGCAGAATCCCACCGCGATGCAGATTTTGAATATGCATAGCACCAATCTGCTGCCGACCGTGTCCGACTTGGACACATCCGGGGCTGGGGAGGTGTGAGGCAATGGCAAAGCGGGCGAATGCCGGTGAGCTGCGCACCCAAATCATGGTTTTTGATGTGCCTCGTGACGCGCAGGGAGAACCGCTGCGGGATGAGGATGGTTATAAACTGGAGGAACCCGTTAACGTGTTCGGGGACGGGGCAACCCGATATTGCAAATGGGTGAACGCCTGGGGCTCCGAGGTCTACACGGCCCGCCAGGCGGGGGTGACCGAGCCGGGCACCCTCACCCTGCGGTACACCCCGAAGCTCACCACCACCTGCATCATCTACAGGGGGACAGATCCCAAACCCTACGAGGTGATCTCCGTCAATGACGTGGAGAACCGCCACGCCTGGCTGGAGGTCAAGGTGCAGCGGAAGGGGGCCACACAATGACTCTCAATAAGCGTATTATCGAGGCGCTGGAGTCTCTGGGCCTTCCGGTGGTGCCCTGGATGGACACCCAGCAATATGAACGCTGCCTGATCTTCAACTATTCCGCCCTCCCCACGGGCCATGCGGACGATACGCCCGCCTTTGAGCTGTATCTGGTGCAGGTCCACTACATCTGCCCCAGCGGCTACAACTCACTGACGGAGCGCAAGGCAGTCAAGCGGGCACTCTTCCAGGCCGGCTTCTCCTGGCCGGAGGAGACACCGGCCAATGACAGCGCACAAAAGAACCGCGGGAATAAGCAGCACTATGTGTTCGAGTGCCAATGGCTGGAGGGGACGGACGATGGCGCAGATGAGTGTTAACGGGCTGGATAGCCTTATGGATGATCTCATGGAAACGGCGGACATCCCCGACGATGTGGCGGAAGAGATGCTGGACGCTGAGGCGGAAATCGTAGAGGATGCCCAGGTATATACCGGCATGAAAATGGGCGTCTACGACAGCGGAGAGACTCTCCGCTCTATCACCCGCGGGAAGATGAAGCGCGGGCGGGACGGCCGGCGCAGCAAGTATGTCTATCCCCGTGGTACCAACCAGAAGGGGGAACGCAACGCCACCGTCGCCTTTGTCAACGAGTTTGGAGCCCCCCAGAGGGGCATCCAGGCCCGGCCATTCATTCTCACCGCCAATGAAGCGGCGGCCGACGAGGCTACAGCGGCCGCCGCAGACGTGTACGACAAATATCTTAAATCCAAAAATTTATAGGAGGGACAAGTATGAGCAAGGTAAAGGTCGGGGCCAAGTACCCCTGTTTCGCCCCTATTGCGACGGAGCCGGAGGATGCGCTGCCCACTTATTCCAAGCCGATTACGGTGATCGGCGAGTTGATCAGCGCAAACCTGACCATCACGCTGGCCAGCGGCGAACTGCACAGCGACGACGCCCTGAATCTCAAGGTGTCCGACTTCGTGAGCGGGCAGGTGGCCATGACGACCGACGGCCTGGACGACGAGCCGGCGGAGGCTATCTATGGAGCAACCGCTGAGGAGGGGCTGGTTAAGTACAACGTGGGCGACGAGGCCCCCTATGGCGGCCTGGCCTACTACTGCCAGATGCGCAGCAAGGCCGGAGGAATCTACTACAAGGGATATTATTTTCCCAAGGTGCAGGCCGCCATGGGCAACGACAACAGCTCCACCAAGGGCAGCTCCGTGACCTTCTCCACCAACAACACCAACTTCACCGTGATGAAGGCGGAGAACGGTGACTGGATGCACACGGAGATCCTGGACAGCGAGTCAGCGGCCAAGGCGTGGGTAGCCTCTGTGCTCACTACCACTGTGCCCGGAGGCTGATATGAAAGTGCGCAGAATCACTCTGGCAGGCCAGGACTACTATCTGGTGTTCAACGGGGCCGCCATGTTTGAGGTGGAGGACAGGTTTGGCAGCTCCTCCAATCTGCTGGAGGCCATCGGCGAACCTGGACGGGATGGCTTCGCCGCCCTCTGCGGCGGCCTGGCCATCCTGGCGGAGCAGGGAGAGCTGGCCCGGCGGGCCCTGGGCTATGACAAGGGGCCCATACTGGCGGAGAACACCGTCTCCGCCCTGACCACCCCGGCAGAGCTGACACCGCTTCGTAAGGCCCTCATGGCAGCAATTATGGCGGGCTATGGTCGGGAGGTAGAATCCGACCAGGACGTTGACCTGGGCCTGCTGGAATTGGAGCAAAAAAAAACGAGCGGCTGAGCCGGGCGCAGTATCTGCGACTTGGACTCGCCCTGGGGCTGAGTGCCGGAGAGACCATGGCGCTGGCCCCAGGGGTGCTCTTTGACCTGCTGGAGCTGCTCCGGCAGGAGCGGGATAAGGAGGACGAGGAGTAATGGCTACAAGAACCATCTCCACCCGGCTGGTATTGGAAGGAGAGGCGGAATACCGCGCACAACTGAAAAATGTCAACGCGGAGCTGGCCCTCCAGAGATCCGAGCTGGAGAAAGTAGAGAGCCAGTACCGGAACAGCGCCAACAGCATGGCGGCGCTGACGGCCAAGGGAGAGGCCCTCCAGTCCATGTATGACGCTCAGCAGACAAAGCTGAGACTGTACACGTCCCGCCTGGAGGCGGCCCGCACTGCCGAGGCATCCTTTGCCAAGGAAGTAGAAACGGCCAGAGGCAGACTGGCGGAGTATCAGGCGCGGCTGAGCTCGCTACAGAAAACGGCTGGGGATACCGCCAAGGAAGAGGCCGAGCTGGCCGCCAAGATCGCATCCGAAACCAAGGCGTTGGAAAACGCCGAGGCTATGCAGCAGAAGGCGGCCAATTCATCCTCCTACTACCAGCGGCAGGTCAATCGGGCTCAGGTGTCCGTGGACGATCTCAATGCGGAGCTGGCCCAAAACCGGCGATATCTGGACGAGGCATCCAAGTCCGCCGACGGCTGCGCCCAGTCCATTGACCGCTACGGACGCAGTGCAGAGCAGACCAGGAGCGCCGTTGATGCCCTGGCCGCCGCTCTGGTTGCCACAGGTGCCGCGGCGGGACTGAGGGAGATTACAGAGGCAATCTGGTCGTGCGTCGAAGCATCCACCGAGTTTGAGAGCGCAGTCACCGGCGTGTATAAGACGGTGGAGGGCACACCGGAGCAGTTGGCGGCAATCTCAGACGGCATCAAGGAGATGTCTACACAGCTCCCTGCAACGACCACGGAGATCTCCGCCGTAGCGGAGGCCGCCGGCCAGCTTGGTATTGCCGTCGATGACGTGCTTTCCTTCACCCGTGTCATGCTGGATCTGGGTGAGTCTACTAACCTGACCGCCGAGGAGGCGGCCACCGCGCTGGCCCGCTTTGCCAATATCACAGGGACTTCGGCGGCAGACTATGAGCGCCTGGGCTCCGTCATTGTGGCCCTGGGCAACAGCTTCGCCACCACCGAGGCCGAGATTACCGAGATGGCCACGCGGCTGGCCTCCGCCGGCTCCCTGGCCGGATTGACAGAGTCGGAAATCCTGGCCCTGGCTGCCGCCATGTCCTCTGTGGGCATCGAGGCGGAGGCCGGCGGCACCGCCATGACCCAGACCCTGGCCGCCATGGAGAAGGCCGTCTCCACTGGCGGGGACAGCCTGGAGCAGTTCGCCGAAGTATCCGGCCTGTCCGCCGCCGCCTTTGCTGAGGCTTGGGAGGGCAGCCCCATTACGGCCATCCAAGCATTTATCTCCGGTTTGGACGGCCTGGAGGAGAAGGGCGAAAGCGCCGTGCTGGTGCTGGACGAGATGGGCCTCTCCGGCGTCCGCCAGTCCAATATGCTCCAGAGCCTGGCCCTGGCCTCGGATCAGATGACAGGGGCGGTGAGCCTGGCCGGGCAGGCGTGGCGCGAAAATACGGCCCTGGCGGAAGAGGCCGGCAAGCGATATGAGACCACCGAGAGTAAGATGGCCATGGCGGCCAACGCCGCCAACAACCTGAAAGTGGCTATCGGGGACGCGCTGAACCCCGCGCTGGGAGAGCTGGCCGAGACCGGGACTGACGCATTTACCTGGGCCGCCGATTTTGTGGAGGAAAACCCATGGCTGGTACAGGCCCTGACCGGAGCGGCGGGGGCCGTTGGCCTGCTGGCCGCCGGCATCACCGCCTATGCGGCCGTCGCCACCGCCGCCAAGGTGGTGCAGGACGCCCTAAACCTGTCTATGTCGCTTTGCCCCGCGGTGGCCATCGCCGCAGCCATCGGCGCGCTGGTGGTGACCGTCGGGTCGTTTATCGCTTCGGCGGATGACTCCACGGCTTCTGTCAAGGAACTGACCCAGGCAGCGGAAGAGATGCAGGAGACCATGGAGAGCGCCAGCGCCTCCTATGAGGAGACCGCATCCAATACGCTGGCCACAGCAGAGGCCGCCCAGGCTTACCTCGACAAGCTGGAGGAGCTGGAAAGCCGGCAGGCTATGACTGCCGAGCAGGCGCAGGAGTACAGCAATACGGTTGCGCTGCTGGTCAATCTGATGCCGGAGTTGTCCCAATATGTGCAGGAGAGCGCGGACGGTTTCGGCCGGGTGACCTTCTCCCTCACGGAGGGCATATCCGCCCTGCGTGACTATGTGGACGCCTACGAGCAGGCAGCCATGCTGGCGGCGCAGGAGGATGTCCTGGAGAAGTACCGGACAGCCTACAACGCCGCCTATACGGAGTGGTACGCCAACCAGGTGGAGCTGGCCAAGATTACGGCCACGGTTTCCGAACTGGAGGAACGGCGGCTCGAAGTAAATGAGCGGATCAGCCAGCTCCAGAGCCAGGAGAGCACCACACCGGAGGAGCGGGCAGAACTGGACCGTCTCTATCAGACTATCGGCGCATTGAACGAAGAACTGAGGGAGGCGTACAAACAGCAGGAAACCTATACCAAGGCTGTGGAGAACAGTACGCCGCTCATGGAAGACGCCAAACAGGAGCTGGAGGAGACCGAAGCGGCCATGCAGGGTCTGACCGGAGCCACCGAGGACAACACTGACGCCCAGAATGAGAACGGCGACAGCGTGGGAGAGTCCATTGGAACCTGGGAGGATCTGCAGAGCGCCCTGGAGGACGCAACCCAGAGCACCCACACCCTTGCCGACGCAGAGGATACTCTCTCCTCCGCCCTCCAGGAGCAGTCCGAGAACGGTTCCCTGAGCCTGGATACGGCGCTCGATCTTATTGACGCCGGATATGCGGCCGCCTTGTCCATCGACACGGAAACCGGGGCGATCACCCTCAACAGGGACGCCTACATCGCCATCACCCAGGCCAAGATCCAGGAGCAGATTGCCACGCTGGAGGGTCAAAAGGCCAGTGTGAACGCAGCTCTTGCCATGCAGGACGAGGCGCTGATGGCCACTGACTTGGGAAAAGCGTATCTGAATGCGGCACAAGCCAAGAGTGCCTTAGAGGGGCAGGCAAAGTCTTATGAAGCCCAGATCGCGGCGCTGGAGGCTCTGAAGGGCTCCCTGAACAGCTACTCCTTTACCTATAAGTCTACCGTCCGCACTACTTCTTCCACCTCTCGAAAAGTGAAGACCCAGGCCGAGCAGGACCTGGCGGCCTACAAGGAGCTCAAGGCCACCCTGGACCATGAGAAAGCCATGGGAGAGGTGGAGGAAAAGGAATATTATGACCGGCTGGCCAGGCTCCGGGACGAGTACCTTACCGATGACGACAACCTGGACGAGTACCGCAAGATCACCGAGCAGATCTATCAGTACGACCAGGAGCTCGCCGAGGAGGAACAGAAGCTTTGGGAGGAGCAATCGGAGGCCATGCTCTCTAACTGGGAGGAACAGCTTGAGAGCATCCAGGCCCAGACTGAGGATGCCCTCCAGGAAATCCAGTCCGCCATGGAGGACATAGAGGCTCAGCGGGACAAAATGGCGGAAAAGCTCTCCAGCTATGGGGATCTGTTCACCATGGAGAAAGATGGTGACGGCGGTGAGGCATTCTCCCTCAACAGCCTTCAGGAACAGTTGGATGCCATCACCGCTTACGGGGAAACCCTGGACAAGCTGGGCAGCCTGGGACTCTCGGACAGCCTCATGGAGCGGGTCGTGGGTATGGGTGTGGACGACGCCACAGCCTACGGGGAGGCCCTGCTGAAGATGACCGAGGAGGAGCTGAAGGCGTACCTGGACACCTGGGACCGGATTCAGGCGGAATCCAGGCGTATCTCCGACGCCTTCTATGCCGACGAGCTGAACGCCTTGCAGAATGAGTACGACCAGCAACTGGCCGACGCCCTGGACAGTATCAATGTTACTGTCTTTGAGAGTGGCCAGGAGTGGGGGCAGCTTCTGGTGGACGGCCTGTCCTCCAGGGAGACTGAGCTTCTGAATAAGGCCGCGGAGATTGCCAGGAAGGTACAGGCGGAGCTGAGCAATACCTATGGGCCGACGGGTACCGCTATAGACGGTTCCCACGCTGGCGGCCTGCCCTATGTCCCTTATGACGGATATATCGCTGAACTGCATGAGGGGGAACGGGTTCTGACCGCCGAAGAGGCCCAAGCATACATCGCCCGCTCCATGCCCTCCAGCTACAGCCTGCCTCCGGAGCGTACGGGAGGGATAGACCAAAACATCGCCGCGGGGCTGGTGAACAGCATTCAGGTGGTGCTTGCGGGAGCGAACAGTACGGCGCAGCCCCTCTCTTTCGTATTAAAACTTTCTAACGGGCGCGAGATTGCCCGCTGGCTGCTGGATGATATTAGAGCAGTATCAAAGGCCAACCCGGAGGTGGAGAGCGGCGTATGACACAGTTGATTCTCGCAGATAACATCTATCTGCCGCAGACCAGCCACGACAAGTACAAGTGCTACCCGGCCCAGCTTGGGGAGCAGGTGGACATGATCTCCGGACGGCGTGTCCTGGAGGTGCGGGGCTGGGTGCAGATGATCGAGTACGAGTATGACTACATGGGCAACGAGCTCATGCGGAAGGTCAACGCGGTGCTCCGCTCCGGCAAGTCGTTCCAGGTGGCCTATCTGCCCGATGACGGGGACAGCCTAGTGGTGTCCACCTTCCTAACGGAGAGCTTCCCGCAGCCCACCTTTGCTTTTTCGCGGGGCGGGAGGCCCTACTGGCATAATGTGGCGTTTACGCTTAGGGAGGTCAAGCCCCATGCTTAGCAGCTCCGCCGTCTATGAGGCGGCCATTACCGACGACACGCGGCGGATGTATCTCAAGGCCGTCATCGACATCATCGACCCGGACATCGTTTACGGCACGGTGGACAGCTCCGGCGTGGCCAATGTATGCCGGCCGGAGCAGATCCACGACAAGGAGATGGAGCTGCTCCCCTACGCCACGCTGGAGCCCAACCGCTGGGCACTCAACGGGCAGTTCAAGCTGCTCCCTCTCCAGGGGGCAGACCATATCGGCTTCCTGGGGGATGTACTGTCCGGCGCGGAGGGGGTATTCTCCCCAGCGGTGTGGGTGGAGGAGCATTTTTCCAATGTCTCCATCCTCCAGGCGTGCTCCATCTACTTCCCAGTAGCGGAGTGGGACGGGGTGCCCACCGACTTCACTGTAGAGGTCAGGCAGGGGGGCACGGCCTACTACACCAAGACCGTGGCTGGCAATACCGCGTCCAGCATTGCCCTGGACGGCTTCACTGTCAACAATCCGGACGCCATCCGGGTTACGGTGACCCGTTGGTCACGGCCGGGCCGCCGCCTGCGGGTGCCGGAGATTATTCCTGGTTTGTATGAGGAGTGGGACAGCTCTATCCTGGCCCGGTTCACTCTGAACCAGCAGGTCAATTTTTCCTGCCTGGCGCTGCCCTACGGCACCTGCTCCCTGTCCATGGACAACCTGGACCGGAGGTTTGAGCCCCGCAGCAAGAGCGGCGTGTTCCGCTCCATCGAGGAGCGCCAGGGCATCCCAGTGTCCATTGGAGTAGCTTTGCCGGACGGCACGGTGGAGTACAAGCCCAAGGGCATCTATTACCAGTATTCCGGCGGCTGGAAGACCGGCGACAACGGCCTGACCATGCAGTGGGAGCTGGTGGACATCGTGGGCCTAGTCTCCGGCCGGCAGTACATCCCTCCCGCCCAGCTCCCCACCACGCTGGAAGGCTGGATAGCCTCCATTGTGGCGCAGCTTGGGGACAACTTCGCGGGTCGGTACCATGTGGACCCGGAGTATGCCGGCCGCTCCCTGACGGCCCGGAGCGCGGAGGACGTGAAGGGGAAATCCTGCGGCGAGCTCCTGCGCATGGCCTGCATGGCGGCCGGGGTGTTCCCCCGGGCCGACGATGAAACCGGGGACCTTACCGCTGAACCTCTTTGGAACCAGGGAGCAAAGATGACTCTGGACAACATGGAGGCGTACCCGGTCATGAAGGCCAACGATGATCTGGCCGCACTCATTTTTACCCTGGCAGACGGGAATGGCACTGAGTATGTGGTATCGGGCAATGCCACGGCATCCGGGAACACGGTGGCGGTCAATAACCCGTTCATCCACACCCAGGCTGAGGCGCTGACGGCCGCCCGGCTGATCCTGTCCACCTATGGCGGCAACCAGTTGGAGGCCGTGGGGCGGGGCAACCCGGCATCGGAGCTGGGGGATGTGGATACGGTGTGGCTCAATGAATCCACGGCTACCACAGGGCGCAGAATGTCTCAGACGTTCGACATGTCCTCCGGCGTGCTGAAAGGCAGCCAGAGCACGATCCTCCAGGCCGACGGTATGTTTTTGTACGAGAAACGGGAGGTTATCACTGAGCCCGGTATCTGGACAGCTCCCCCCGGGGCGACCTCCCTCCGGCTCATCCTGGTGGGCAAGGGGGAGGACGGAGGCCACGGAGAGCCTGGTACCATGGGGAAAGCGGAATCCGAGGATGGTTTTGGGGAGGCCGTCACGGGCGACTATGGAGCTGACGGAGAGGATGGGGCTGGAGGCAGGATCTGGACAGGGAAGATTGGCATTAACCCCCAGCAGCAGTTCCAGATCTCCTTCATCGGGCCAGATACTATATTCGGCACATATTCCAGCGCCAATGGCGTGCAGTATCCCACCGGGTTCTCCGATGTGGCCAGCGGAGATGCGTATGGCAGGTCTGGCGTTGAGAAGCCGATCCCCGGCAGTGGGGATGGAGGGGCCGGAGGCAGGGGCGGAGCCCCCGGGTATGGCGTGTATAAGCACAACACCTGGCCGGGCGGCGGTTCGGTTACATTTAAGGTGCTCGTCGAGCCAGAGCCGGGGAAACCCGGAGCAGCAGGGGCACAGGGCTGTGCCGTTATCTATTGGGACAAGGAGGGGTGAGTATGTCCGAAACATGGACGCCTCTGGTTATTTCGGCCAGTTTTACACCCAACCCCGTATCAGTCGGGCTGCCCACCGTCCTGTCTGTCGTAGTTATCGACGCCCAGGGCGGAGAGCGGGAGGACCTCTGGCACAGTGGCGAGGTCCAGGCTGGGGAGGTGTAGTGCGTGGCGATTACCCAGGTGCGGGCGCAGTTCAATGGTCAGTGGTACATGCTGACCTACAACGAAGACGCCAGAGCCTATCAGACGACTATCACGCCGGACACATTTTCCGGCGGTCAGCCGGACGGGTATTACGACGTAACGGTAGAGGCCACCAACGACAGCGGCGTGGTGGTGACTACAGATGGGGGCAATCTGCCGGGCCTCCGGTTGGTGGTGCGGGAGACCATCCCGCCCATCCTGACCCTGGTATCCCCGGAGGCGGGCTATGTGACCACCAACACGCCTGCGGTGACGTGGACCGCCCAGGACAACGCCGGCGGCTCCGGTATCGACCCGGACAGCGCCATGGTGAAGCTGGATGGGAAGGCAGTTCCGTCGGAGCAGGTGTCCGTCACGGCGGTCACAGGCGGGACGTATACCATCGCCTATACGCCAGGGGCTGCTCTGGCGGAGGGGCCGCACACCGTCCAGGTGGTCATCAGCGACAACGATGGGAACACAGCTACGATGGAGGCAAACTACATTGTAGATACCGTACCGCCAGCTCTGTCCGCGTTGCTGTCCTTCGAGGAGGTGGTAGCGGATGCCTATACGGTTACCATTACGGGGCAAACCAACGATGCCACCGCCCCTCCAGTGACCATGACAGTGATGGACAACGGGGCGGCGGCGGGGCACCCGACTGTTGGGCCGGATGGACGATTTTCCTTCCTCCTGAATCTGGAGGTTGGGGAGAACAACGTCACGGTCGTTGCCAAGGACGGGGCGGGGCTGACTACCACGGCCAGCTATTACATCATCCGCATGGTTACCGACCGAACACAGGATGATGTGGACGCCCTGAACGACCGTGGGACATACAACGCCTCTGATCTCAACCGGGTCAATACGGCCATGGCCTACCTGGACGGGTGGCTTTCGGATGCGGGATACGTCACCGGATATGTCGGCCAGGGTATTGCCTGGGCTATAGATGACATCCCGCTACAGGCACAGATGGCGGACTACCTGTCCAACGTTGGGGCGATCGGTGGCACGTTCTCCCTTGCCAACGCCCCAGCAATCCCGGTCTCGATGGAGCTTCTGACCCATGAAGGGGCCAATCACATTGAGCGGGTTTTGGTGCTGACGGACCAGATCCGCGCTCGTTTGAAGCGGTCGCCATTTATGAGCGGCGAAATATTTTGTGGTGAGGTGTAACAATGCAAGATGGAATTATTGCTGGAAACGGAAACAGCCGGTATTTGAAAACGGTGGCGGCAGCGCTTTCCCTGTATCCTACCTATGAGGATTTTATCACGGCGCTGATCGCTGGGACATTTCCTATTGACCTGAACGGGATCAATGAGGCAGGGTGGTCGCAGAAGGGGACACCCCTGAACAAATTTACCCTGGTAAGTGACACCACAGAAACCAAGATATGGGGTTCAGCCGGGAACCATACAGTTGACCAGGTGTTCGGGAAGATACTTGGCTCAATCGGATATTATCTGATAAAGGAATACACATCGCCGGGGAGCTTTACCCATACGTTCGACCGCAAATATACAGATGTTTTTGTGGTTGTGGTTGGCGCTGGAGGCGGCGGCGGTTCGAGTGGAGAGCGCGGTGGAGGAGGCGGCGGAGGTGGGGCCGCAGCGTTCTTCCATGTTTTGGATAGCGATAGCATTCAAAACAATAGTATTGTTGTTGGTTCTGGTGGCGCTGGTGCAGTCTCTTCTCTTGGAACTGGCAACGTGAATCATGGCTCCGCTGGTGGGAGCAGTAGCGTTTTTGGTATTACCGTACCTGGTGGTGGCGGTGGTCGTGCCAATTCTGGTGGCCGTGGTGGTGGTTACTCCTCCGATGAGATCGCTCCTGGCTGGCTTATGATAGGTGGCGATGGTGGTATGGATAATAACAATGGCGATGCCGGGCCTATGCTTTCTGTTGTGGGGTTTAAATATTTTGGCGGTGGAGGTGGCGGGGGTGGTGCTCCTAGCCTTAATGACCCGCCTACTCCCGGCGGAAATGGCGGTGACGGTGGAGCCGGTAATGGTGGTGCTGGAGCTACCATGCAGACCAGTGCAACAAATGGTACTGATGGAACCCGCGGCGGTGGCGGAGGAGGTGCTGGATCGGGGAATACTTTCCGCTCCAGCGAGTATAAGCCCAGCGGCAAAGGTGGCAAGGGTGGCGATGGATATGTGGCGATTTACGCAAGAGGTATTTTTTGATGAAAACAGTCTATTTAAATGAGGATAACACTATCCGCGAAATCATCCCGGAATATGCACTTCCACCGGAGAAGTGGTATAGCGAGGCATTTGCACGGCGCTGTGTAGAAGTACAGGACGATGTAGAGCAGGGGTGGCGCTACGACCCTGAAACAGGGCAGGCCACCCCGGACAATAGACCGCCGGAGCCCAAGCCGCCCTCTGCGGAGAAACGGTTGGGGCTCCTGGAGGAGGCCCTGGCGCAGACCGACGAAACCGCTATCGCGCTCTTTGAGAGTCAGGCCGCACAGGAATCTATCAACGCACAGCAGGACGATGCGTTGCTGGATATGTATGAAATGCTGGGAGGTTAAAAGCAATGGCAGTAAAAGCAATCGCACACAGCTACTGGCGCAGTATCAAACGGGGGGCACGGACCTTTGATGGCGTCCTTGACCCCGTAAAGGAGGACGTACGCACCCTGGCGCGGGCTGATGTGTCCGACGGCGTCATCACACAGGAAGAGTACCAGCAGTACATTGGCGAGAGCTACAAGCCCGCTGACGAAACCGTTTAAATCGGCCAAAGGCCGAAAAAAGAAAGGATGAATGGACATGATCACCGAACTGAACTTTGCCAAGCTGACTCCGGCCTCCTTCGCCCTGGCCAACGCCAATGACGTAGATGTGGGTGTGGGGCGCTCCATGCTGCTCAACAACATCCGACACGGGCGGGAGGTAGACCACATCATGACGGGGCTCGACCCGAAGTATCTGCCCGACTGGGCGGCCCTCAAGCCCCAGTATGAGGCCCTGGAGCACGGGGGTGTGACCTCCGCCGTCAACGTCTGGCACCGGGTATGCCAGGACAACTATAAGGCTCTGGTGGAGCTGTGGAACGAGAATCCCCGCAACTGCGCCGCCATGGCGAAGCTGGTGGAGAGCGCCGCCGATCCCGGTCCCATCTCTGGCCCGGCCCGCGAGGAGTGGGAAAAGGAGCAGGAGGGCCATGAGTAAATACATAGCAGTCATCCCCAGGGCGGCCATCACCAGGGCCGCCCTGGTGGAGGCCGGGGGGCGGTCTATGGAGCAGGTCAAGGCCGCCTGCGGGTGCCAGTATATCCTAAACGCCTGGTTTTATGACACAATCACCGGGAGGCCCGTCGGCAACCTCAAGATTGATGGCACGGTCAAGGCGGACGCCGGATGGAACTGCCAGGGCCTCACCTGGGACGCGGGCGAGGACATCCGCATGGATCTGATCCCGGATCGAGGTAGAGCGTCCTATATCAGCGGCGTGGAGCTGCTGACGCCCACCAGGGGGCCGGGTAAGGCCCTCAGCTACTCCCCGGAGTACGGGGGCACCCGGGGCCGCTCCGCCGTCCTGCTGGCCGGGGCGCGGGTGATTCTGTACTGCTCCGGCGACGGCACGGCGGACGCTAAGACGCCGGAGGGGCTGCGGGACGAGCTGGTGACCATCGGCTGCCGGTACGACCAAGCGGCCAACCTGCGGGCCCTGGGCTTCGACGCAGGCAGCTCCTCTAACTGCGACTTTGGGGACGGCCAGCGCATCAGCAGCGGTAAGCGGGTCAAGGGCTATCTGTGTATCTGGACGACGGAGGGCGGCCAGGAGCCGCCGGACAAGGAGGAGAGTATGGGCAAGTACAAGGTGACGCCCAGCATCGGCGTCAACATCCGCAGCGGCCCCGGTACCGGCTACGGAAAGGCGGGGGCGTACCCCTGCGGGGCCGTGGTGGACGTTCTGGAGGAGCGGGACGGCTGGGGTAGGACGGATAAGGGCTGGGTGTCCTTGGCCTATCTGGCGGCCGTGGAGGCTCCCCAGCGGGTCACAGACAACGGTATTGCCATCCAGGAGCATATTATCCCCGATGGGCGCAGGAACCGGCCGGGCAGGGACACCAACCCGGACACTTACATCACCATCCATGAGACCGGCAATGCGGCCAAGGGCGCCGACGCCGCGGCCCACGGGGCCTACCTGGACAGCGCCGCCGGGGAGGATGATCTGGTGAGCTGGCACTACACCGTGGACGACCACGCCATTGTCCAGCACCTGCCCGACTACGAGACGGCGTACCATGCCGGGGACGGCAAGGACGGGCCGGGCAACACCACCAGCATCGGCATCGAGATTTGCGTCAACGCCGGGGGCGATTTTGCCCAGGCTCAGGCCAACGCCGCCAGCCTGGTTCGACTGTTGATGAAGGAGCACGGCATCCAGGCGGCCAACATCAAGCAGCATCACGACTGGAGCGGGAAGGACTGCCCCAAGACCATCCGGGCCACCCCCGGGGCCTGGGAGGCGTTCCTAGCGCTCTGCCGGGGAGAGACGGCGAATGTGTCCGACTTGGACACCGACGTGGACACACTGGCAGAGGCGGGCATCATCAACAGCCCGGACTACTGGCGGGCCGGGGACTACTCTGTCGCCAACGTCCAGGCGCTCATCGGCAAGATGGCCGACTATGTAAGGGAGGACGATTGATATGGAGCATATCAACGGATTCAAGGCGGCCGTTGCCGCCGTGGTGGGCTGCCTGACGGCCCTGTGGGGCTGGTTCGGCTGGCTGGTGGTGGCCTGGGTGGTCTGTATGCTGCTGGACTACGGCACCGGCACCGCGGCCGCCTTGCGGGCTGGGGAGTGGTCGTCCAAGGCGGCTAGGGACGGCCTGTGGCACAAGTTGGGGGCCGTGGTGGCCGTGCTAGTGGCTGCCATCTTGGACGGGGTGATCGGCCTGATCCTTGCCAACATCCCGGCCCTGGAGTTGCCCTTCCAGTATGAGGTGTTTGTCTCGGTGCTGGTGCTGGTGTGGTACATCATGACCGAGCTGGGGAGCATTATGGAGAACATCGGCGCCCTCGGCGCTCCCGTGCCCGCCTGGCTGCGCAAGGCCATCGCCGCCCTGGAGTCCACCGTGGACGGAGCAGGGGACAAGCTAGGCGGCGACCAGCATGAAGAAAAATAAATTGCCAAGCGCTTGTGAATTTGAAGCGCCTCCGGGGCCTGCGGGGTTCGGGGGCGCTTTTTCAAGGTGCATATATCAAAACAGGGCGGCGGTGTTCCCTGGTGCCGACGGGCTCCCGTGACGCCCCTGACGGGGCGTTTCGGCCCGTGCCCGGCGGGCCATCATCAGACGGGCTTGAAATCCTTCGTGAACAATTTCCCTTCCATGGCCCCTTGACCGAACTCGTGGTGAATCCGCGCCTGGGCCTCCGGGGTGAGCTCGCGCCATACATGTTCCCGGCCGTCACAGACCAGGAGGAAATCGGCTTCCCAATAGTTTGTCATGGTGTGCTCCCTTCTGCCCTCGTCACCTCCGGGGCGGGTGGCGTGGTTACTTGCGGCGGAACTCTTCGGGGTCCTGCTCATCCATCTGACGGTCGAACTCGCTGCGGATGCGCTCCCACATATCCAGAGAGCACTTGGCGCTCCGCCGGCGATCCTCCGTCGTAGCGGCCCTGACCTCATCCCGGAATCCCAGCACCACATGGGTGAGTGCCTGGGCCACGCGGAGCATATCGGAGCGGTTCATTGTTACAGTTCTCATTTCCTGATTTAACATCTCGTGTTTCCTCCTTGATTCCTCTGCCTTACGCTGTTATAATCAAGGTGGCCGGGGTAAGGCTCCCGGCTCACCTTGGGGTGTGTGGGGCGGTGGGCTTTGGGTTGTCAGCCGCCCCACTTTTTACTCATTCATGATGCGCTTGACGCTTTCCCGGAGCTCTTCCAGCGTGTCGCACTTCTCAATGAGTTCGAGGATTGCCTTTAGCAATGCCTCTGTCACGTTCATTTCGTCCATTCACCTCACTCCTTTCTGTAAGAGACTTGGGATCTCTGCCTTACGAGTATAGTATAATATATCGCTAGCGAAAATACAATGCGCAAACCCTACAAATATACATCGCTAGTATTGTGCAATAAGTATATCGCTATCGTTTTGGCAATGTGATATAATAGAGCTAATCAAAGGAGGGAGGGAGTCATGCCTGTAACAAAGGCACAGCAAAGGGCTGTAGGAAAATATGAGAAAGAAAACTATGATAAAGTTCTTCTTCGATTGCCAAAAGGAAACAGAGAAAAAATAAAGACCCACGCCCAGCAGAAGGGCATGAGCTTGAACGCCTATATCGTGGACTTGATCGAGAAGGACATGAGAAATGAAGAATAA